GTAGAGATACAGCGCGAAGCGACGTTGAAACGTTGCCGCTTGCGTGGCGTAGATTCGCATTGCGTCCATAGTTCTAGCTCCCTCTAGGTTGAGTGGTCGAGCTAGCTCGCATTCCGTACAGTCAAGAGAGGGAACGGCGTAGAACGGTAGAACGTTGTCTAGCGAGGGTACTACTTGCTCTTGCTCTTGCTCTTTGCCTTTGCCTTTGCGGCGGCCTTTGCCTTCGACGCGGCAACCTTGGCGATGATTGCCTCGCGGTCGCGGGGAACGTAGAACCCGCGCGACTCATCGGTAAGCCGCTTGACGAGCAAGCCATAGCCACGCGCCGCAGCGGCGATGCCGCTGTAGTCAACGTCGCCGATAGCCTTGGTATCGGTCGCGGTCGTTCGCTTGAAGTCATCGGCGGAAAGCCCGATGGAGTCAAAGCGGACAACGCTACCGGCTTCGACCGTCTCCAAGTGAGCGGCGACAGCCTGGCACAGTGCCGACCACTCTCCACGCGCTGCAATGATCGACAACGCTTCGAGGGGTGACACGACGGTAAGTGTTGCAAGGTTGAGCTTAGCGAGAACGGACATGGTATCTCCTGTTCGGTAAACAGTGAACGATGGCGCCGTTCCCTCTATTGACTGTACGGTAAACAAGCCCCGTACATAGGATGCCGGTAGGGCTGTCGCAATAGGGCCGATACGTTGTCTACGTTGCTACTCCTGCTTCGATGTAGTCCGCTTCGCGCCGGTTACCGTAGCCGCTCGCTGTGACGCGGCCTCGCTGCACTTTCGCATCGTAGGCTGTCCCGCCTAGCTACTTGTGCCGTTGTCCCGGTTAGCAATACTCGCTCGCTACTGTGCAGGCAACGCAGACTTAGTATCTCCCGTCGACCTACCCACCTTGGGCTGTAAGAGAGGTTCGCACTCCCTCTCCCTAAACGCTCCGATGCTGGTCACTGGCCGGTACGGCGTGAGCTAGGCGCAAGCCTCTCACGGGCGACCGGCTACAGGAGCCATCCGAGCTATGACGTACTCCCTAAGAATAGCACGGGGTGCAGACATTGCAACCTTGCGCCGACTGTAGACATTGCGCCAGGTTTGCACTCTTGCATTGCCGAAACGGACAACGTCGACCGCTTGCAAGATATCGCCGGCGATAAGGATTGCGGCCGGCCTACAGCTTGCGAGAGCTCTTTTGCAAAGGAACTCTTTTGCTAGGGGTGAAGAAAAGGCAGCGAGAGGCCCCGTCTGTATCCATTTCTGTTTTTACAGTTTCGGCTTCAACTTTTGCGCTTGACATAAGCACCCCGCTGTGCTATAAGTGCCGCTATGGATTATGATGACCCCATCGGGACCGAACAAAGAAAACCGGATTGGCCGCTTGTTATCTATCTTGTTTTCGCTCCGGGGATAATCTTCGGCCTCGGCGTCCTTTTCGGCTGGTACATCTCGTCTTAATGAGCGAACTCTTCTTGCTCGACTTGTTTTGCGGAGCCGGCGGTTGCTCGATGGGCTATCATCTTGCAGGGTTCCCCAAGGATCGAATCATCGGCGTCGACATCAATTGGTTCCGCCACTATCCATTCAAATTCGTAAGGGGTGGTGTGTTTGAACTACTACCCAAGCTCCTGCAAGAGTATCCCATTACACATATTCATGCTTCGCCACCCTGTCAAGCTTACTCTTCCGCTTCCGCAGGGCATAAGAAGTACACACCGTATGCCGACTACGTTCCGCGCGTTCGAGAACTCCTGCAAGAATCGGGACTTCCGTACGTAATCGAAAATGTCGAAGGTGCGCCGCTGATCCCTGAGCAGACGATCTTGCTCTGCGGCACGATGTTTCCTTCAGGCGTGCCAATGACCAAAAGTGGCAAGCTCAGAGTAATTCGCCACAGGCTGTTTGAATCTAACGTTCCGCTCGTTCAGCCTGCGTCTCCGATTACACCCGACAACCTCACAGGAAATCTACCGCACAAGCCTAACTATCCAAAATACCACAAGTTTAATGGGCACCCCTACGTACGCACTACCCGTAAGGGATACGCTCATTATGGAAAACTTGATGTATGGAACGACTTTGTGATGGTTGCGGGCGGCGGTAATGCACCAGCGGATGCTTGTCGAGATGCAATGGGCATTGACTGGATGAATCGCGACGAGCTTTGCGATGCGATCCCGCCGGTCTACACGCGCCACATCGGGCGGCAGTTGCTTACGCTGCTAGACAAACCGCTCGCTGCGCTGCCTGAGATTCAGATGAGTCTCTTCTAGGTCGGTTCGGGCCGCAAAGTCCTAGAACCTTTTCGCGCCTTTCGATAACTGGACACCCAGGGCAAAATCGCCAAGTGTGCGTTGCCTAAATTGGCAACAGCCTGGGGGTCGTGTACCGTGCAGTTTGCGTTCAAGGAAAGGATACAAACATGGAAATGAACGAGCTACCTGAAGGTGTGCAGAGGAAGCTCAACGACTATCGTAGGTCGGTCGAAGAGGCTTACGAAGCTGAGTTCAAGGTCGTTGATTCGAAGCTGTCGGGTGCGAAGACTGTTACACGCGATCAGCTTGCGGATCTAGCTTCGGATGCCGTTCTCTGTCTTGCAGAAGTTATGCGAGATGGCGAGAAGGATGGCGATAGGATCAATGCTGCCAAGTACGTGCTGGATAAGGTGCTTGGTAAGGATGCAGTGCTTGATCCGGACGATCCGATGTCCGAGATGATTAAGAAGCTGACCGCTAACAAGAGTGAGTAGGTGGAGTTTTGCGGCGGCGGCTTCGACGGTGGGCGAGATACCGCATTCGGTACAAGCTTCTCTGGACGTGCAAAAGGATCGAGCCTTGGGCAACCAGCAGATGATTGAACAGATGGAAGCTGCCGCCAAAAGTGTTACGCGACTCGTTGAGTCTGGGCTGTGGGGCAGTGGCCCGTTTTCACTCGCGCTTTCTGGCGATGAGAAAAGCTTCTACCTCTCGGTGGTGAATGGTGGCTAGGGCGCTATACATGAAAGGCCCCACCATTGGGCTGCCTGCCGAGATTCCTTTTCGTTCGGATCGCGAGTACACGTTTTGCAGACTTTGCGGAGACATCTTCCAGCCCGCACTTGAGCGGTACTCGGACGAAGACTATACGCCTTTGGTGCAGGCGCAGTCGCAAGAGATGCAAAGATGGTGGCGTGACACCCACAACAAGACGCATCAAGATTGGGAACACGAACAGTTCCTAAATAGTGGTCGGTTCCTCAGTCCGGAAGCAACTTACAAGCTCGTCCCTTACGGCATCATTCCGTTGAGTGACCTTGTCTTCGACGGCGATAGTGCTGCCGCTGGCCTAGAAGCTCCAAGAATGCCCGACTTCAATAACTACGAATGGTAGTGAGGAGGATAAATGCCGTTTTACGAAATCGTGTACGAAACTGGCAACGTGTCAGTTGCAGAGTACGCGGACGACGCCGAAGCACTTGAAGGTGCAGGGGCACATGACAAGAAGGCGCGTGAAGGTGGTCAGGCTGGGCCGCAGGGCGGGCCTGCAGAGCGCGTTGCAAAGATTTACAAGTATGCAGAGCATCCGGACAATTACAACACTGAGCAGACAGCAAGCGCGGACGTTCTTCAGAAGGAAGTGAGCGAGCTTATCAAGGCGCTCTCCGACAAGAATGGCGTCGTGTCGATTGACCAGCTAGTTGTGCAGGTTCGTAACCTCACGCATCCGATGACTGAGAAGGAGAATCCGTTTGATTCTCAGTTCAAGATGAAGGAAGACGCAGTGCTGACTCTCGATGGGGGTGGGAAGTAATGGCAACCATCGTGTTCCAGCGCATGTCGCAGCTTGTGACCGATTACGTTCTCGGCGCAAGCGGTTCGATTACTCCTCCGTCGTCGTGGACGATGGGCCTCTCTACTACCGTTGTCGGTACCGGCTCCAACATGGCACGGGGTAGCGTTTGGTCTGCAACTGTTACGGGTTCCAACGTCAATGAGATTGGTTCGACTACTGCAGCCGGTTACGCGCGGCAGACAATTGCAAAGTCGATCAACCAGGCGGGTATTGACTGGGGAACTTCATCTTTCGACAGCACGTTCTCAACTGGTGGACAGTCCACGACTGCCGATCAGGTTACGTTTGGCGCTTTCACGGGTTCTGGCCCTTCGCCGAACGGTGCAAACTCTTGGGCGCTTACCGATGGCACGACGCTCAACGCGGGTCAGTTGTATTTTGCGGCGGATACAGCGGCTACTCGTACATTCGCAGTCGGTGACACCGAGAAGGTTACGGCAACGCTCAAGGCTGGCTAGTCATGGCGAGCCTTACAGCATCGCCTAGTACAGTACGTGCAGGGCAATCGGTTACGCTATTGGGCGAAGGCTTTGCTGCGTCTACGCCCATTGCAATCAGAGTGCCAGAAGTGGGCTTTGCCGCCGAGATTCCATCGAACGCCGGTGGAGTTGTTTCGAATGACGACATTGCCGATCACGCTACTGTAACTCTGACTTCTGCGGGCCAGCCTACGGCTGGTGAAACTGTCACACTTGGCTCAAAGACCTACACGTTCCGTGCATCCACGGTGCCTGCCGCCAATGATGTACTTATTGGTGGCAGTGCATCGATTACCCTGGACAATCTCAAGGCTGCAGTAAATGGCGCTGCAGGTGCAGGGACGCTATATGGAACGGGTACGGTTGCGAATGCCGATATCGTTGCAGGACAGAAGACTGCGACCACGATCGTTTTTCATGCGAGGCTAGCAGGGCCGGAAGGTAACTCGCTCGCTTCAACTGAAACTGCAGCCACAGCATTGTCCTTTGGATCGGCAACCCTATTGGGTGGCGCTAACGATCCAACTGGAATCAAGCTGATGGATTGGAGTCCTGGTAGACCCGGTACTTATCTCGTTACCGCAACGGATGGTACAACGTCTGCGAGTGTCAACGTTCGGGTGTTCGCAGCTACCTAGACTGTATGCTTGTGAAAGCACAGCGCAGTTTGGGTGAACGTTATGGGAGGGGTCAGTAATGGCCCCTCCCACTAACGACAACTTTTCGAACGCTCAAGGGCCACTCAGCACATCGCTGCCTGGGTCGGCATCGGGCACTACTTTCGATGCAACTAAAGAAGGTACTGAGCCGGCGTTCGCAACAAACGATCAAAGCGTATGGTTCTACTTCATTCCAGGTTCTTCGGGATGGTACAAGTTCTGGGTCGATGCAGCGGATATCGTAACTCACAACGGGCAGAGCATGGGTATCGCTATTGGTACTCCTACCACTCTTGCCGGTTATACACTATCCGCCGTTGAGTCTTATGTTGCGCATCCTACTAGTCAGAGCTTTGCGGGTTTTCCGACTGTCGCGATGTTCCTCACGTCGGGTACGACGTACTACATTAAGGTATGGTCGAATAGGTCTGGGAGTGCAAACTCGGAGTCGGTCGACTTTACGCTTAGGTGGGATTCCTTCTCGCCCCCAGGCAACAACAACTTCGCAAGCCCGACCGCTGTGGGGTCGTTGCCTGCAAGTTTGACGGTTGGTACTAAAGATGCCACGATGGAGGCAAGCGAGCCTCTAATCAACTCTCCTACCTATTCTGCGATTCAAAGCCGGTGGTATACCTTTACAGCGGCAGCCGCAGGTCTACACCGAGTGCGCTTAGTAAAGGCAGATTTCGCATTTACAGGTACACATCTGACCGGCGTGGTCGATGGGATCGATCAAACGCCTGGGATTATATACGCGCAAGTATTTACGGACTTCGTCGATACGCTGGCAGAGACTACTGAAGCGAATGCGCTGGCAGTCAATCAAATCGGTGAGACTTCTAGTGGTGATGTAGTACTTTCATTTGTGGCGCCGAGTGCAGGCACGTACTACATTCGCGTCGGTACACCCTACAAGATCAAGTCTACCGTCAGCGATAACGGCTATGGCTTTAACGATCAGGTTGCTTCGACTACTATGCAGGTGGAAGTTTCTAGTCCACCGGCTAACAACAATTTTGCAAGTCCTACCGCTCTCAGCACGACGTTGCCGGGAACGCTAACCGGGCAGACAACGTTTGATTCGACGCAAGAAGCTACGGAACCAGACGTATTTTCGTCCGGCGCGAATATTGAGCAAAGCGTATGGTACACATTTACACCCACCGTTTCGGGAGTTTACGCTTTTAAGATTCCGCTGGCTAGCGCGGTATATAACGGTACTAACGATGCATCTAGTGGAGAACTAAATATCGGTATTTGGGATGAGACTGTCCTAACCGATATGACCACGGCTAATATAATGGCACAGGACGAAATTTTTACCGCTCCGAGCTGGAGTAGTCCTCACGATGCTGCTATTTTGGTCAATCTTGTCTCAGGTACGACATATCACATCAAAGTCGCATCCGGTTTCGGCACGACATACAACCGCTCAACGTGTAACTTCACTCTTCAGTGGGATATTATGCCCACGATTACGAATGATGACTTCGCTAGCGCCCAAGCGATTAGCGGTTCAAGTGGATCAGTTGATCCAGTCCATACTGCAGGCAGCACATTCCAGACAGGTGCAAGCGAACCACCTTCGATGTACTGGAATGGTGCGCAGACTCAGGGTACGGTATGGTTCGATTGGACGTGTCCCGCTACTGGCGACTACGTATTCAAGATTGAAGGCACAGAGGATACTACTGGCGGATCGCTCGTACCGAGCTTCGATCTTGCTGTATGGCAAGGTAGCTCGATAGGTTCGCTAACCAAGGTTTGCCGCTCTTGGATAGGTTCGCAGAACCTTGAAGGTCGACCGTGGTCGCAAGCTACCGCCGTGGGCTTCCACGGCATAAGCGGCCAGCATTACAAGATTCAGGTTACGAACTGGAACCCGATTTACAACGATGCGAAACTATCATGGCGAACGAATACTGTCACTGGCGACAGTACGGCTGCTCCTGCATCGTTCCCGAACGGGCGCACTAACAACTACGGCAATGATGATAGTGAGCCGCCACCTAACTTTGCTACCATTCTAGGCGGGCATGATTCGTGGTGGTTTACCGATGGTCAGGTCGGCCACGTTAAGTGGTTCAAGGCTGTTTACTCCGATACACAGACCATCACGATCGATGGTAAGCAGTTCGATGGGCTCAATTCCGCCACGGTTACTAGTGTTCTGATCGGAGATGTCGGGCTGATCGTATACAAGGGTGCCAACTACGGATCACTGGCCGTAGCAAAGATATCTGGCACTACCGTAAATGCAGCCATGATGCTATCGAATGGCTATTTCTCAGGCACGGGAACAGATCGCGCTAGGTTGTTGTCCTTGAATACGCCGGGTTCATCCGACGGTGAAGATTTCATGGACGTCGATGTTACTGCCGGAGATACCGTATGGATTGCACTCTTCGGCCTGTACGATGCAGACTACGCAGGTTCGGACTCTCTCGATGCACAGCAGTTTGAACTCGACTTGCATGTTCCTATTGCCGCACCTGCCAACGATAATTGGCAGGACGTATGGGATAACGACACTTTCGCATATTGGCTCAACTACGGCAAGTATCCTCTGCCAAATGGTTTCTTCGATCAATCTAATGCCGTCCATCGTACGGGTAGTACGGTTGGTGGCACTGCAGAAGTGGGCGAAGGCGCTAGAGCGGGCTTTGCGGCTACACGTTCCGTCTGGTACTACTGGTTCCCTGATAGCGCCGATCCGCGCGATTGGACGCTGACAGTAGATTCTACGGTTGATTGCGTTCTAGGCGTTTACGACGTGGACTACCCTTCGGGCGATCTACTTGCACTTATGTATGAGGATGACGATAGCGGTACTGGCAACCACCCACAGATCGTGATTACTCCCACGCAGCTATTTGCCGATGGATGGTCAGGCGATGCGTTGGCTATCGTCGTGGACTCAAAGACAGAAGGCGCGTTCGATCTATACCTCTCTCGCGAGCTAAGTGGGGGCACTCCACCGAGCAACGATAATTTTGCATCAGCCGCCGTTATTAGTAGTCTTCCATTCTCCGCATCAGGTACTACGGTGGATGCGGACGCTGAGTTTGACGAGCCTAATGCAGAGTTCTTGAGTGCGGGTAGTCCGAAGGATTCGGTCTGGTACAAGTATGTAGCCACATTCAACGGTCAGCTTGGAATCAAGGCCGCATGCAATTCGAACAACGACGACGGCTATGTCTACGTCGATACGTGGCGTGGAACGAGCTTCGCGAATCTAGTGCGCGATCCCGAACCACCCAAAAGCAATAAGGGATTCTTCGGTTTCGGTGATGCGCCTGCCATAGTGAAGCAGAACGCTCTTACCGTGAACGTTGTTAGTGGTCAAACCTACTACATTCGGGTGCTGACTGAGAGTGGTGGTTCCGAAGATTTCACAGTCTACGCCGATGTCGATGGAATCTACCTAGACCTGCAAGTTAGCGCGATCGAAGAGATGCATGGTACGTTGATCGACAGTGCGACCATCCTTGTCGATCTGCAAGCTTCGGGCATCGATCGCTATTCTCTTACTACCGACGCTGCCACCCTCTTGCTTGACTTGCAGCCAAGCGGTGTTGAAGTGAAAGGTTTCCAGTACACGGACACCGGCTCTATCTACGTGAATCTGACCGCAATTGTTGCGGATGAATGCATATTTCATCTTGAGCCGTCATGGATCGTGGATGGTATTCGCAAGTGGTCTTGGAATGGATCGAGCCGGCGATGGGCAGTTGGAGATACATCGCGAAGGTGGACATGGATCGAAGGCGAAGGCCAACCCCAGATTTGTTAGGTTAGCGAGGAGCTATGGCATTCACTCTAACGCGAGGTACTAAGGAGATTCTGCCCGTCGATGTCGACGACACGACCGATCAAGCGACGTCTCTAGTAAGTGCGACTAGTGTCCAGTTCGATGTCAAGTTGGCAGACTCACCGTTTACATCGTTCTATTCGAATCAGGCTGCATCAGCTACAGGCATGCGCATTAGTTGCCTTGTCGATACATCGGCAGCGCATCCAAACGGGCTGTGGCCGGAAGGTCACTATGAGCTTTACGTCGAGTTCGTACTAGCAACTGAAAGCGTACGACTCGGCCCGATCGACATTTACGTAATCGGCCAAGGTTAGGAGAGAACCGTGGGCAAAGTTGGTTATCAGGATGGATTGAAGGCAGCATACCAGCGGATCAAGAAGCTCGATCCCGCAGGCTGCAATCCAAACTATAATCCTGACGATCCTGATGCTATCCCTGTGGATCAGTTGAAGGCTTGGGACAAAGTTCATCGCACCCTGAAGATCCTCAAGGAAGATCACGATGCGGCAGTTCCTACCAACGGTGGCGGTAATGGTGGTGGCGGTGGTGGCGGCGGTAATCCGCCTCCCGTTAAGAGATATGCACCGCGTACTCACAATCTCGGCAATCGCGATCAAGACCCGCGCTTTTGTTGCAAGCCTGAGTATGGCGTTGTTGACAAGGGAACTCACTACGAAGACGAGATGGGTTGCACGTACACGAAGGAACCGTACGGAACGAATCCAGATGGTAAGAGGGATCGCGCCTACATCGTGCCCGGACTAAAGGGTGCGGATTCGATGGATGGTGCAGAGCCTTGCGATCCGTACAGCGCAAATGGCATCTCGGTTCCTCCCTACCCAGGCGATCCTGTTGCACAAACAGGCTCATATCACAGATAAAATAAGCGACGAGGTTCTAGTTGAAACTGTCGAGTACCTATCGCGTGTTCTGTTTAGAACTCGAGGTATCCACTCTAAACTACGCGATGACATACGGCAAGAGATCGCAGTTGCACTCATAAAGGCGCGAGAGAATTTCGATCCATCTAAAGCAAGCTGGAATACCTACGCAAATCGTATTGCATTCTACACACTGAGAGAGTATCTGCGGAGTAATTATATTGACGGGAAAGAGTATAAGAAGGGGCTACAGTCGCCAATCAACTATGTAGCTTTCGAGGAGTTAACAAGTGAGCCGTCCACTACTGAACAGTACGATAACCTTACCACTACAGAGTTGCTTGGAATTTGCAAGACGGATAAGGAACGATTCGTAGTTCTATGTCTTATGGCGGGCTACAATTCGGCAGAGATAGAGAGAATGCTACGAATCGGGCAGGGAAGGCTTACGAAGACTATCTTGCGCTTACGGATCGCGAGCTTGAAATACTTGAGGTTACAGCAACCGGATTGACTAGTGAGGAAACAGCAAAAGAGTTGTTCATAGCTTTCCAGACTGTAAAGACCTATAAGAAGAGGATTATTCTAAAATTGGACGCGAAGAACATGGTTCACGCAGTAGCTAAAGCTATCAGGCAAGGACTGATCTAGATGGGTGTCCCGCTAGGACTACCGAAGGGATAAGTATGAGGGCCGAGTACGAAGCACATACATCAGCAGCAGTAGCCCTTGCCGCTGCGACTACCGCAAAAACGATTTTCGGAATTAAGGGCGATACAGGATACGCACTCGATCTTCTCAAGTGGTGGTTTACTCTAGATGGAGTATCGGCATCTGAGAAGCCTATCTACATTGAACTGTGTTATTGCACGTGGGCAACAAACGCTCCTGGTACAGCCTCAACGTCGGAAACACCGAATCAGGTTGCTGGCCCTAGAATTGCGGAAACGTTTGCTGCCGGTCGTAACTGGACTTCTGAGCCTACTGTGCTTACGCCGATCGAAGTGTTCGACTACGATCCTTATAAGGCGTACTACGGTTACGACTTCTCGCTTGGTGATTCGCCTGACTCAGCGAATGCGGAAGGTTTTGCTGTTCGTATGACTATTCCATCGGGCGGTGCTGCTGTTAACGCTCGTACAGGAATGCGAGTTGCGAGAGCTTAATGCCAACTGCATGGCCTCCAACTCCTTTACCTCCTATCCCACCATTTGAAGCTTGGGGATGGGAAGCACTGGTCGCTCTTGGAGAGTATCTAAAAAGTCGTGGATGGACAGTACGAAATCCAACTACCCAGGAACGTAATCAGATTTTCGATCCGATTCGTTGCGATCTAGGTCATAGTGCAACAGGTAGATACGTTGTATCCCCACAGGGTACAGAATATCCAATGGCTGTTTGCTCAACAGGACATGGTAGGGAGAATAGACGTGCTGTATTTACTTGTTGGCCCCCCTGGTATCAGGACACGTATCTAGTATGAGTCTACGATTCCTAGATGGATTTGAGCATGGCGTACTTTCAAGTGCTGGCGGCGGTCTTTACAGTAACATCGCTAACTTCTCAACGGTTGCAGACATAGTAACTTCTCCAGTTAAGACTGGTAATCGCTGCCTTCGCTTGAGAAATTCCAGTCGTATTAGTTATGACTTTGGGAACTCTCCTGCAATAGCAATGATTGGTGCTTGGGTTCGTTTTGAAGCATTACCAGCAAGCGGCCCCCTTGACATATTTGGTATTGAATCATCTGGATCACCGGGCGCCTGGGTCAATCTCAATACAGACGGTACAGTTACACAGGCCGCTTATGATGGTGCGGTTGCGATTGAAGATAGTCCTAACAGCTCCGGGACACTCGTGATTGGAAGGTTCCATTGGATCGCCTTCTATGCTGATATGTCAAGTAATCCCTGGGTTGTTCGCACAAAGATAGATCAAAATGCTGTACGTGAATATCAGCCAGCAATAGCGGGCACAGTAATCGCTAGAGCAAATATTTGGCACAACAATTTTGTAGAGGCGGGCGACCTTACTCGTTATTATGATGACGCTGTAATTTATGCTGGAAGCACATCTGACTGGCCTATTACTCCCAAGCGTATTTATCCTAAGGCTCTTAATGCTGTCGGTACTCATAACCTGGAAGCTGCAACTTCAAAGTTTTACTTTAAGGATATCGCGGGTACGGAAACCGCACTTACTACCTCCGAAACGACTAGTCATCAGGTTATTGATGATTCACCTCTAGACCAGGACGTAGACCACGTTCTTTTAAAGGGCGTAACAATCCAGTTCGGTACAAGTGTAGAATCACACACTGGTACAACCGGCTCTGTTAGTCAGGCATCATTTGATATTTCGATTGCTCTGAACGCACGTTGTCGTGGAGTTCTAGTCTTTACGTTTGATGCGAATGCAAACGCAAACGATGCAACTAGCGTTAAGATCAATCCAGCAGGTGCCAATATTGATGTTCCAGCCGTTGCGTCAAGCTTGGCAACAGATACAGCAATTGAGCCGGGTTCATGTCGAGCTTGGTTCATCGGTACAGGTTTAGCTAGCGTTGTTGGAACAACCGTTACCGTTCGCGTGAATCGAAATAACAACGCGAACACTATGTATGCAGTTGCTATTGCGATTAATGCGGACACTGATCTTGAAACAACTGGTGTAGCTGTGCAGAACGACGACGGCGCAATTGCCGAATTGTCGGTCAATGACGGTTCGCCAGGACAGAACTCTATGCGATTTGCAGGAGCCTATTACGGTGGAGCTGCTCCGCCTACGGCTGGTGCAAACTCAACGCTCTTGCAGAGTATCGACTTGGGTGCATTCGGTATTGCTGTTTCGCGTGAAACAACAGCCGGTCAGGGCGCACGAAATGTTGGACTAGTCGGAGCATCAGATGACCGTGCTTATACAGTATTGGCTGTTCGTGGTGTAACTCCGCAAGCTACTGCATCTCACTACGCAGAATATGCACTTGAGGATACTACTGACATATTTGAAGCAAAAGCTATACGTATTATTTCAGCAATGAGACAAGACACCGCCGCTGCTTGCACTATTGATCTAAACGTCTTTGACGGTACTACCGGAAATGATATTGAAAATGATCTAAACATCAATAGTGCTTCCAATATTTATCGAGTGACTGTTTTGACTACTAATCCTTCTGGTGGCTTATGGCTTAACACTATCTTCAATGCTCTAAAACTTAGATGGGGTAAATCAATTAGTGCGGCGGGGATTCCCCGTCTAGCAGCTTTGCAAGCTGAGATACTGCTCGATGATGTTAAGCATACACCTATTTATAATCGCCAAGATTCACAACACAGGGCGAGTCGCTGGTAATGGCTAGATATAAGCGAGCCGATCGTTTTTCTCCGACGCTTACGCATCGTGCGCTAGTTCCTACTGGCGCTACCGGAGCATATACCGACGCCGCGACAGTATATCTCGATATCCAGGCTAGCAGTAGCGATACCGCACAGTTCGTAGACGGTGGAGTTGCTGGTGTTACCGCTTCCGACAATTTTAATCGCGCTAATGAAACTCCTATCGGATCGCCCTGGGTACGATTGACAGGTAGCACAGGACTAGCAGACCTAGATTCAAACCATGTAACAGTCCTTACTGCACAGCAAGGTGATAAGCTCTACTATCACAGTAGTCTAGCAGGTGTAGTGGGTGCAACACAATTTTCGGAATGTGTCGTAGGACAGGTTACGACAGATGGTGGCCCTGCTGTAAGAATCGGCGGCGGAACTGGATTTAGTGCTTACATTTTCAACGTAGTAACGTTTGCTATTTGCGCTTTCAACAATGGCGCGTTCGTAATAATCGGATCAGACCTTTCGGCGTTTGTGTTTACTGATTCAGTCATTCGTTTGGAAGCTGAAGGTAACACAGTTCGAGTATATATTGACGGTATCCTACGTGATACTAGATCAGATACACTAGTACCTAATGCTGGCAATGGTCCAGGCTGGCATCTCTATGATTCTGCCGGATCAGCAACAAAGAATATTGATAACTGGTCGGGCGGAGATATCGGTGTCGCCGCTTATGTCTATCTCGATCTTCAACCATCCGCTACTGAAACAAAAGAAATTCCCGATACCGCGACTGTCTACGTCGACATTCAAGCAATTACGACAGTTGAGACAGCGCAGTTTGTCGACAGTAACACTGCATACGTTGATTTGCAGGCGAGTGGCACCGAGGCGCGAGAAATCGCCGACACTGCAACGGTGTATATTGACCTGCAGGCGTCCGACACTCAGATATTCGAAGGAGTCGATAGTGGCAACGTTCCCCTACTATTCACGGTATCCGCAGTCGAACTACGCGACCGATTCGACAGCGACAACATCTACTTGGATCTCTCTGTCCAATACGTCGAATTGGCCGAGTTGGCCGACGCAGCCACCGTATACGTGGACGTCCAAAGCAGCAGCACAGATATCGCTCAGTTCGTTGACGCGCAGACAGTTGGACTCGTTCTGGCTCCGTCGAGCGCGGACACAATTCAAGCAGTCGATGCTGACTCGGTATATTTCGACCTTCAGGCATCTGGTACCGAATTCGTTGAGCGTGCAACTCTCGACGCGGATACGGTGTACCTCGATATCTCAACCACATCGACGCAAGTCTTTGAAGGCGTTGATGCGCAAACCGTCTATGCTCTACTAACGCCTAGTGCGACTGACGTAGCTGACTTTGCGGAAGCAGCTTCAGTCTACCTCGATATTCAAACAAGCGATACCCAGGCTTTTGCAGGCATCGATGCGGCAACCGGAAATCTCGTTATCACCATTACGAGTTCCGACATCATCATTGCCGTCGATACTGACTCGGTATATTTCGATCTGCAGGCATCGGGGAACGAATCCCAATCCGGCGCAACTAATGATGCGGACACGATCCTGGTCGATCTGCAGACTTCTGATACTCAGGTCTTCGAGGGCGTAGATGCTAACTCTGTGCTGGTCGATCTGCAGGTTGCGTCCACGGAGGAGTCTGCCACTGTTGACGCAACTACAGCTTTCGTAGCTATTACGCCGAGCGCAGCGGATACAGCGCAGTATGTAGAAGCCACTAGCGTTTACCTCGACCTGGATGCTTCCGGAACGGACGTCAAAGAAGGACTGCAGACCGACGCAGCTACGGTACTTGCCGATCTTCAACCATCAGGAACGGATAGCGCCGATTACGTCGAAAGCGCCAGCGTCTACATCGACCTGCAAGCTTCCGGTGTAGATCAGTATATTGCGCCGACGCAAGATTCTGATACAGCATATCTGGATTTGCAGGTAACGCAATCCGACATCGCTGCTACTAACGACGCAGCTACAGCGTACTTCGACATTAATGTCATTCAGCAGGACATCGCGATCTTCCTGGATGCTGCAACGGCTGTGGTGGGGTTGCAGCCGACAAGCAGCGAACTGCGTGAAATTTTCGAGTCTGCACAAGCATATCTTGATTTGCAAGTCGCTGCGATCGAGGTACCAGCATACATCGAAACGTTCACTGTTCCCCTGTACATATTTCCGACCTCGACGGAGTACAGAGAGGTTACGGATGCAGGCTCGGTTTACCTTGATATCAACATATCAGGTCAGCCGATTCTGCTTGCTGTACTATCCGGGAAATTGCTTGGCCGCGTATGGGCAGCGAACTTCGGTAACAAGTGGAGAGGGCAGGTGATTAACCGATGGCAGTAGTGCTAACTAAGGGTACTGTTGAATTCCTTCCAATTCGTGTATCTGATGCGCTAGGCAATCTCGGAACGCTGGATGGAACTGGATTGGCTTACGATCTGTACCACGATGACGAAGCTGAGACTGTAGTGCTTACGAGCCAAAGCGCGCAGAACGATGGCATGCTTGCACTTCCGCTAATTGATACAACAACACTCGCTGAAGGGCCATATTGCGTGTTTATCAAGTTTACAACCTTCCCCGAAACACCGCGTCTCGGGCCGTACAAGTTCCGCGTCGATGATTGACAAAGCTAAAGTCTTTGAAGAGGTAGGGTACGAACCTCACCCTGCACAGAAACTCTTCCACGACTCCGAAGCTAGGCATCGTATTGCATGCTGCGGTCGCCGCTTCGGTAAGTCACTCATGGCCGGACACGAAATGACGGCTGCGCTGTTCGTGCCGAATTCTGTCTACTGGATCGTCGGCCCAACCTACAAGCTCGGCGAAAAAGAGTTTCGTGTTGTCTTCGATGATTTCTTCCGCAAGCTCCCATTCGCACAGGACAAGCGATTTAAGAAGGCGTACAATCTCGACCAGGGCAACATGCGAATCGAGACTCCGTGGAATTCACGCCTTGAGGTAGTCTCGGCAGATAAGCAAGACTCACTCGTCGGTGAAGGTCTTGACGGCGTCATCATGTCTGAGGCAGCACTGCATAAGAAGGATACTTGGCAGATGTACATTCAGCCTGCCTTGCTTGACAAAAAGGGCTGGGCAATCTTCCCATCGACGCCTCGCGGACACAACTGGTACGAGGACATCTACATGATGGGCCTCGACCCAACTATGTCGAATTGGGATTCGTGGCGATTCCCCACATGGGCGAACACTGCGATCTTCCCTGAAGGTGAGAACGATCCAGAGCTAATTGCAATCAAGAAGGATGCTTCGGAGTTTCACTGGCTGCAGGAGTACTGCGCTGAGTTCACTGCAATCGAAGGAAAGATTTACAGCGAGTTCGATCGACGTGTTCACGTTACAGATATTGCCTACAATCCGATGTGGGCGAACTATCAAGCATGGGATCATGGCTTCGCTGATCCTACCGTCTGCCTCGACATTATGGTAGACAACCTCGACAACGTCTACGTATGGCGCGAGTATCAGGTGAGGCGCAAGACCACCACAGAGCATGCGCTAACTTTGATGACGCGAGAGAATCCATACGGCTATCACGTCGATGGACGTTTCGGTGGTACTGCAGATGCTAACGAGCATGCAACGATTGGCGCTGTTATGGGGCCAGTCATTTCTAGGGTCACACCTTGGATTCATGGCATCGAAGCTGTGAAGCGAGCCATGAAGATCCAGAACGATGGTCGGCCCAAGTTCTTTGTGGATCGTTCATGCACCGAACTTATTAGACAACTCGAAAACTTGCGAACTCCGGATGAGAGGCTTGGAAGGAATGCGAAGGAAGGTCAGCACGATTACGACGACCACGGCCCTGATGCCCTTCGATATTTCTTTAATGAGAAGTTTGTCTGGGGATACCACGCTGGGAGCCTGGGTGCCGTCTATAGTGCGCAACCAGGGAAGGTTCCATTGGAATCACTTTTGACATACGACGCACAACTCACAGTGCCGGGAGCAATTTCCTATGGCCCGCAGATTTAGCCCTCGCATCTTCGCGCAGGATCGGCCGGACTTTACCGATCCGCGAAAGGTCGAATCGGGTACATCTCTCGCCTCCAAGGGAACTGTTCCCGTTCCTGCAGATGCGATGAAGGAACAGGGATCTTCGACCCCCGTCAAGATTCCAGACGTTGTTCCCAAGTTCGTCAATCGCCAGCAAGCGATTCGCGTTTACGAGGAGATGCGGAACAGCGATGTCACGGTGGACGTGTCATTGCGCGCAACGAAAGTTCCGATTCAGGGCGCACAGTTCTTCATGCAGCCCTTCGATGACAAGCCCATCAATCACGATATCCATGAGTTCACAGAATTCAATATCTTCCAAGGTGGATCGCGTCCGTTCATCCTAGTGCTGGAAGATATCCTCCGCATGTTCGATGATGGTTTTTCAATTCTCGAACCTGTGTGGGAAACGCGCGAATGGTCGCCTAAGCGCGCAGGATCGAATCGCAAGAAGTATACGATGCTGCGCAAGCTCGCTGCTCGCCCCGGTGCAACCATTTCAGAAATCAAGTACGACGACAATGGTGGCCCGACGAGTGTCGTGCAGAATGCAGTGAAGACGGACGGCACCACAGAAGAGGTTGAAATCGACATCGAGAAGCTGTTGATCTTCACCTTCGGTGGTGTTGGTGGCGACTTGCTCGGCAAGTCAATTCTCCGCACTGCATACGAGCCGTGGTTCTACAAGAACACGCTCTACAAGATCGACGCTATTCAGAAGGAAAGGAATGCTCTCGGCGTTCCAGGCATGAAGCTTCCAGAAGGCTTCACGACCGCCGATGTTAGCGCAGCCTGGGAAATGGTGACAAACATGCGCACTAACGAACGCGCAGGGTTTGTTGAGCCCCCTGGCTTTGAGTTCCGTTTTGAGCGACTAGAAGGGCAGCCTGTCAATATCCTGCCTTCTATCGAACATCACGATGCTCGCATCCTTCTGAACGTTATGGCGCAGTTCCTACTTCTCGGTCTGCAGGGCGGTGGCGGTCGCGCTACATCAGGTGCGCACGTCGACATGTTCCAGAAGGCGATGAAGTATGTTGCCAACTATATCTGCGGCGTTTTCAATCTCTACCTCATTCCTCGACTCGTCGGTTACAACTTCGATACGACTGAGTTCCCGACGATGCGTGTTCGGAATGTGGGCGAGACGAAGGATCTGCAGATGTGGGCTTCGGCGCATGCCAACCTGTTCTCGCAGGAAATCCTCACGAAGACATTCGAGACGGAAGAGTGGTATCGCGAAAATCTCGATATGCCGTATCTCACGAAGGAAGAGTACGATGCAGCACAGGAAGCTATCAAGGCTGCAGCTTCTTCCTTCGGCGGTGCTGCTCCCACAAATGGAAACGGCAACGGCAAGGGTTCCGTTAATACCGAGAACGTTCGAAGCGGAACGGGAAATACAAACACTACGCCGGGAGCCGAAAGTGTTTCGTAAGCTTCAGGAGGTACTGAATTGGCGAAATCAGGGTCGAGTGCATGGTCCCATTCGGAGCCTGGAAGTGGCCCTACGCCCGTATACACTGACGACAATGACAAAGCAATCAAAGGTGGATGGCGAAGAGATACGCCGCCGATTGCTTACCCCGCAGTATGGCCTCCTCCCGACCCCGAACCAGAAGAGTAGGGGGTGAATGAATAGTGCCCTGGGAAGTAAGAGCGAACGGCGATCAGTTCTGCGTGTACAAGAAGGGTGAGAACGCAGAGGTTGCATGTCACCCTACTCGCGAAGAGGCAGTTCGTCAGATGCGAGCTTTGTACGCGAACGAAGGCACGATGAAGCATAGCCTGATCGCGTTCAGCGACAACGTACTTGAAGATGCACCGGGTGAGCCTGAAAACGTCAAGTGGCTAAAGGCTTGGCGGTATAGCTCTTGGGAGCATCCCAAGTATGGACTTGTCGAAATCACTCGCGAGCTTGGTCAGGAGTTCAAGACCAATTTCGATGAGCGTGTCTTCGGTAGAGAGCATCTCGTCAACTACGAGCATGGTGTCGACCCTGCAAAGGGTTACAAGGCTGCAGGCACCATCATGGATATCGACCCGCGTGAGGATGGTATCTATTACAAGGTGATGTTCACGCAGCCTGCACTCAAGGAAATCAAGGATGGCGAGTGGAAGTATCTCTCGCCCGAGTACAAGGATACTTGGACTGATCCGGAAACCAATGCCGATTTCAAGAACGTTCCAATTGATCTGGCATTGACGAACGATCCGTACTTCCGCCAGCAGGCTCCGCTGAACTTTTCGGAGCATGGCATTGAGTTGGAAGTTATCACGACAGACCCACCGAAGGGAGGAAGTGAAGTGGACGAACTTCTCAAGAAGTTCGCAGACAAGCTCGGTGTCGAAATCAAGGACGATGCAGATGAGGATTCAATCCTTAAGGCTGCAGAGGAACTGAACAAGACGATTGAGCCTCTGCGCAAGGCAAAGGAAGAGGGCGCTCGCGCTCGCACATTCCGCGAGGCGTTCCCTGACGAGTACAAGCGGATGAAGAAGCTGGAAGAGACTGCAATCGAGACAGATGCACTCACGTTTGCAGAGGACTATGCTCGCTTCACCGTGCGTGATGGTGAGAATGCATGGAAGTCCACCTATGGATTCTCGCAGCTTGTCCTTGACAAGATTCAGGACGTTCATCGGAAGTTCTCGCTCCGCGAGGTTGACGAGAAGGATCTGAAGGAACTTCTTGATCTGATCGGCGACAAGGGCATCGTGGATTACTCGGAGCATGGTAGCTCTCGCACCATCGAAGGTCGTGTTCGCTCCGAAGATCCGAAGATTGCCTTTAGCGAGGCAGTTCTCGAGATTCAGGAGAAGGATCAGGTTACGTACGAGGCAGCGATCACTCTGGCTTCAACGAAGTATCCTGAGTTGTACGATGCATACCTGAAGGCCGTTCCCCAGCGGTAAGAGAGGAGGTTGAATAAATGGCTGACTCTAACTTCGTTCTCGCTCGCGGCTTCAATGCCGATGCAGCAATTGTCAAGAACCGTGCTGTAAAGAAGGGAACGGCAGCCGAGAGTGTTACTCCCGTCACTGCCGCAGGCGATGTTGTTCTGGGAATCTCAGCGTTCGATTGCACTGCAGCCGAGATTCTTAAGGGCAAGGGCGCGTCTGTGCAGATGATGGGTGTGGTCGAAATGGAAGCTTCAGTCGCTCTTGCAGTTGGTGCGCTTGTCGGCATCTCTGCTAATGGTCGAGCGGCTGCGGCCGGTGCAGGTATTCGCACCATTGGCGTTGTTGTTGGCAACCCGTCAACCAATGCAGGCGACGTGGTCAGTGTCCTTCTGGGCCTGCCCGGTCTGCTTGGCGTCGGCGCATAGGAAGGGAGGTAAGAGTAGATGTACGATCCTAGCGCACTTTACACCGATCCGATTCTTACCAACCTTTCGGTAGGGTTCAAGGATCAGTCCCTCTATGGCGCGGAGCTTTTCCCGATCACTCCGGTCAATACTCAGTCCGGTCGATATCGCGTTTTCGATCGTTCGGATTGGGTGATCTTTGAGGATCGCCGTGAACCGGGCGACGTTGCGCGTGAAGTTCGTGGTCGGAAGTGGAGTGAGGACACGTTCCGCACTTCCGAGCATTCGCTTCAGGGTGCAGTTAACGACGAAGAGAACCAGCAGCTTAATTCGCAGGGTGGTCTTGCGAACGCTGCATTCGGCGGCGCACTTCAGATCGACCCACATGCGGATCAGACGAAGCTTCTTACCCGTGCGATTCTTCTCAAGCATGAGTTGAAGGTTTCGACACTGATTCGCGACACTGCTCAGTATCCGGTTGGCAACACAGTTACACTTGCCGGTGCGCAGAATTGGGACGATTACACGGGTGGCGTTGCTTCCACGTCGAATCCGGTCAATGACATTCTGGTGGGCATGCGGAAGGTTTACAGCCTTACGCGGCGTTACCCGAATGTTCTCGCGATCCCGACGATGGGAATGTCCTACATCGAGAACCATCCTCGCATCATCGATCGGTTCAAGAACTTCAGGCTCACGCAGGATGATGCATTCCGCCTGCTTACGGGCTTCGAAGGTAGGATCATCAACGTCGACTCCGTGTACAACTCGGCAAACAACATCGATGCAACGCCTTCTATCACGGACTTTTGGGGGAAGGACGTTTGGCTTGGGATCGTTGATCCTAACCCTGGCCTTCTCACCATGACGTTCGGGAAGACGTTTGCACAGTCGTATCCGAATGGTGGAATTCGGCCTACGGATCGTTGGCGCGAAGAGGATCGTAAGGCAGATGTGATTCGCGTTTCGATGAAGTACGATCTGAAGATCGTCTCGAACGTCGCAGGCTATCTCATCAAGACGGCGTTCTCGGCTGGCGCTTTCTAAACAGAGAGGATTGAGATAGATGGCATCAGGAACGTATTACGCTTGGAGTCCGATCAGGGCAGGCACGGCTGAAAAGCCTGTCGCCATTGATCGTGGCGACAAGGTTACAAAGGACGCACTCGGCGTTGACGACGCCAATTGGGCAGCACTTATCGAATCTGGTGCTGTTCGCGACAAGGAGTTTCCTGCAGATAAGGATTACGAAGGTTCGGTAATCGACTACCTTCGTGACAAGCTGCAGGAGGCTCAGGCAATGTCTGGTGCTGTAGAGGAAGAGGAAGCGGCTTCGCAGCTTTCAGCGGTTGCTGCAGCCGCAGAGCCTTCCGTGGCACCAGAGCCGTCGTCGTCGTCCTCGTCGGGTAAGAAGTAGGTTGTGTTGTGCTAGCGAGTATTGACGACATCAACACCTTTCTGCCGCAGGACAAGCTTTCTGCAACAGACGGGAACGAGGAGATTGCTCGTCATCAAATCGACGTTGATCGTGTAATCAAAGGGTACTTGTCTAGCACGTATACAGCCGCAATCCTCGCTGCATGGGTCGACCCCGATGATACACCACCATTCATTAGGAGCATCGCGGGTCGGCTCATCGCAGCGTGGCATTATGCAAGAAAGCTTTCCGAGAATCTTCCAGATTGGGATAGGACATATCCACAAAGGCTGTACGATGAAGCGATGGCAATGTTGCTTCGTGTGCAAGAGGGCGACGTCGATCTAGGTATTCCTGGCGAAACACCGGGAACTGGTTTCAGCGAAGACTTCTTCTATCCCAACAAGAATACTGAGCCTGTCTTCACAATGGACATGCGCTTCTAATGTCGGTCGTCTTCCCGACTACGCGGGTTAATCTCGACTTCGAGTGGGAGAACGATCTTCCCGTCGAGATTAACTACAAGCTCGCACAGCTTGAAGGTTATCTGGAAGACACTGAATACCTGATGGAGCGCGCAATGCGCATTCTCCAGCGGGACATGAGGCGCAAGTTCGAAACTGAAACCGACCCCGATGGTATGCATTGGGAAACACTCGTCAAGCCCGAATCGAACCAGATCGGTATTCTTCGCAGAGGCTCTACAAATGCAGACATGTATCGCGCTGCTATCTCCGATGAAGCTTGGTCGGCCTCTCCTGTGGGGGTCTTCTTCGATTCGGGTGCGATGCCGGACTACTGGATTCACCATGAACAGCCTGATGGTGGAGCGCATCGAATTCCAAAGCGTGAGTTCATCGCACCTACAGCGCAAGCTCAGGACGAAATCGAAGTAATGGCTGCAACATGGATGGATGCAGGCGTCGAAGCGATTACCGAAGGGTTCTCTGGATTCTCTGGATTCACTGGAGTCTTCAATCCTAAGAGTGGTCGCTTCCATGATCCTTCTACTGGCAAGTTCGTGAAGGCTCCACTAATCTAGGTATGCCGTATTACACGCGACCCGAGGAAGTGCTAGTAGCACTGAAGACTCTCTTCGAAGTCAATGGGCCACTACTCGGATTCCGCTACGTTGCAACGCAGGAAGAGAAGCTGATCCCCGAGTATCCTTGTATTCAAATTGCATCAGAGCCACTACTACGCGAGATTCATGGTACGTACACTTTCGAAGGTACGTTTGTTTTCGTCTTCTGGATCTACCACGCCAACTTCGAAGTTGGGCATGCTGTACGTACGATCGAAGACATGCAGCTTGCTACCAAGGTCGTTCAATTCCTCCACAGGCCGGACGTTCGCATGCTACGCGAAGGTGCAACTGCAGAGGGCGATATCGTGACAACCGAAGATAAACTGATTTTCAGCTACGTGTCTCTCGAAACTCCCGGTATGGTGCAAGTACAGGCGCGGACTGAAGAAGTTATCACGACGCGGCTTTTGTGGCTAGGCACGTCTCAGGAAAGATTCGAAAAGGGCTAGGAGGCGAGATGAAGGTAGAGCTAAACGACGACTCACTGCCAAAGGGTACAGAGCTTGCAGTAGCTAGCTTGGGTACGCTAGTAAATGGTAAAGCAGTTGAGTTTGACGACGAGGCAGTAGCGACTTTTGAAGCTGCAACAGGGCAGAAGCTTGCTACCGCATTCAAGGGCAATGCGAATGTTTCTGTTAGTGGGAGTTCTTCAAAGAAGGAAGGGGGTGAGTAATGCCGGCTGGATTGTCAGGCGCAGGTTGGATGGGGCTGGCCCTTGAAACTGTAAAGGGTACATTTGTCCCTGCCACAGTGTTCATTCCTATTCTGTCGGAGAGTTTCAAGTATACCGAAGATCGGTATTTCTCGCCGCAGATTAGGCAGCAGGTGATGACCTCCGATGTGGCGCAGGGCTTCTATCACATCGAAGGCGACATCGAGATGGAGGCAGACGTAAATTATCTGCCGTATCTGCTGTACTGCACACGGCACAATATCTCATTCGCTACTGGCGTGTATACGTTCACTCCCTCTTCAGCGGGGGCAACTTCGACTGCAGCTTCGGGTGCAGTTGAGAGAACCGCATCGATCACCATTGTCCGCAACGGGATCGGCTTTGGCTATTCGGGCTGCACACTTGGATCACTAGGCTTCTTCATCGACACTGGTGTTCTCAAGTTCCGCATGACGATGTTTGGCGAGAAGGATAACGTTGTTGCCTCGCCGCCTACTCCAACGTGGCTTGCACCTTCTCTGTTCGGTGCTTCAGCACATTCGGTGTACGTGGACACTTCGGGTACTTCACCTGCATTTGCAACGCCCGATGTGAACTTCAACGGATTCGAGTTTACGGCGAATCACAATCCTAGTGCGGAGAACCGACTCGTCAATAGTCGTGGTGCTACGTACATCATGCGCCATGAAACAGAAATCAACGTCACTACCGAACTCGACTTCACGAACAAGACAGAGTACGACCTCTTCGTCGCAACAACGCAGAAGGCGTTCCGACTTGAAAGTCTGAAGGGAGGGGCGACGTTCGCAACTGCTACGGAAGCTGTGAGCATTGACATCAACAGAGGCGTTTACGAGACTTACGATGTTGGCCTCTCCGGACTCGCAGACCTCATCATGGCCGGTGTCACAATTCGTGGCATTGGTATTACTGGTGGTAACGCTTACCGGATTCGCGTTAAGGCACCCAGCGTTACTATCGCGTAGTCGTAGTATCTACAACAGGAGAAATGGTATGCCAGTCGCAACACGAAAGATCGAGACAGAGAAGCATGATCTAAAGACGTTGCCAGGAGCATGGGTCGAACTGCGTCAGCTTTCATATGATGAGATGCTTGAGCGTCGCGACGGCGCAACGCAGATCCTCATGGAGCGTGGGATTAAGAATACTGATTCGCAGCAGATGAACGTCAAGGTTCTGAACCGCTGGTCGAATCAGTATTCTTTCCCACGTTGCATCGTTGACCACAACCTAACGGACGAACAGAATATTCCGCTCGACTTCAACAAGCCCGAGCGAGTGTTCCCAATGCTCGATCCGCGAGTCGGTGCAGAAATCGAAGCACTGATTGATAAGCTCAATCAGGAGGACGACGTCGAAGAGGATTTTACCCCTGCGCCCGACTCCTCATTGCCGGATGGACCGACCTCGCCCTCGAACGATTCGGAAGCGAACTAGTTCTAGAAGTCCAACGATGGATACGCATTACCCGGCTAGCGGCACATATGCATGTCTTGCCGCTAGCCGGAGGACTTTTCGACCAGCCTGCAAGTTGGATCGTGCGCATGGAAGCTGTGTTACGCGCAGACTCGGAGCAATCAAGTGGTGCAGCGCAGGACAACAAAGCAGAAGCAGAGCGTAGGCTAGAGGAGAGAATGCGTGGCGTTCGGCCGCAGTGAACTCCGTCTTATCCTAGGCGTTCAAGCCTATGGTACTAGCAATCTTGCGCGACTGCGTAGAGATATCACATCTCTAGGCCGTACTGTCGATCTTGCGAATGCTAACCAGTCCCGCGTAGCAGCGGAGGCTGTAAGGTCGATGGAGAAGGGCGAAACTCTCCGCCGTAGTATCGCCGCTAGGGAAGCAAGCATTGCGCGGCGAACTACGGCGGCGCAGGATGCAAGAACTGCAGGATTGGCAAAAGCGGAGCGAACGCGCGGGAGACTGATAACTCGCGGGCAGCAGCTTGAAGCGCAGGCTGCAGCAAAGCGTATGCAGATTGCCAACACGGAAGCTGCGATTACAAAGGGCACCACAGGGAGTGCTGCGTTGCGTAATCAAGTCTCTCGCATGGGACTTGAGAACCAGACAATGCGAATTGCTGATCGTCGCATCTCGCTCGCAGAAAAGGAACTTGGTCTGCAGCGCAGTATTCGTAACACTCGCGCTAGAACCATCGACCTCGAAAGACAGCTAGGAAAGCTGGGCGCTAACGATGCGCAGATTTCACGCTGGCGTCAAGCTAACGCAAACCTCGGAAACATGGGGGCTCGCCTTAGGCCCATTGTTCTCCGGTTGCAGGCTGCAGATATCAATGCGGCGAAGCTGCAAAGTGAGCTAGTTGGCCTAGCAGACGAAGCGCGGATTCTCGATGCTGAGACTGCGAAGTTGAATCTGAATGAACAGAAGGTCTTAGCGACGATCAATGAGCAAGTTGGTGCGATGGGCAGGTTGGACGAACTGCTCAAGGTACAGAATACCCAGCTTGCCGCTATCGAAGCTAGAGAATCTGCAATCGCTGGGGAGTTACGGCTGATCCAGGCTGAAGAAGGTCGTATTAATGGGCTGCATGCAAGCCGCATAGCCGAGCTACATGTTGAGCGCGAACTACTTGAGGGCGAGAAGCTCGCCCTCGTAGAGCAAGAAGCCATCCTGCAGAGATTGCTTGGGCAGGAGATGGCTCGCGCTGCAGCGATGGACAAGCAAGCGGTGGCAGCCGAACGCGCTATGAAGCGCGAGGTTGCAGGTCGCACACTTGCGCACGGTGGTCGTGCCGCACAGTTCACAGGATTGATTGGTACTGCCGTCTTCGCTGCGACTGCGAATGCCGCTGCAGACATGAGTCGCAAGACCGCTCTAGCAGGAACGCAGATGCGCGATGTCGGCGGAAGCTTCCAGCAGGCCGCAGTTAGAGGTAGGGAATTGCAGCAAGTCATTCTTCACATGATGGAGAGATTCCCTGCAGATGCGGCCGAGATGTCAGATTCGGCTTACGAGATTTTCTCATCGATGAACCTCGTCCGTGATGGCGTTGTCGATGTGACAAAGGGCTATCAGCTTATGGCGACTGCGAACAAGGTTGCGGTTGCCGGACAAGTTGATCTAGAGGAAGCAACGAGCGCGATGATCGTCACGCTCAACAACTTCAATCCTGCTCTGCGCAACGTCCACGGTACGATGAATCAGGTGTTTGCAATCGTCCGCTTCGGACAGATGCGATTGAGCGACTTTGCGGCAGCGATGGTTCCTCTCGCGCCGGTTGCGAAGACTGCAGGCTTGGGCCTTGAAGATGTCGGCGCTGCACTTGCAAGCTTGACGATTCTCTTCAAGAGTCCACAGCAGGCCGCTCAGGGTCTTGCTCGCGCTATCGAACTTTTCCAGCTTGCTCCCTTCGAACAGGGCTTCCATAAGCTAGGCATCGAAGTCTACGATGCAGGCCACAAGATGCGTCCGCTGCACGATATCCTCACGGATATTTCGAAGCGATTCCCGGAAGTGGCAACTGGTCAAAGGTCGATCATCAACTTGCTTACGAGTGTGTCGAAGGCTAGCGGTCTAACGAAGGCTGGCATCCAGGGCACAGTGCAGGCACGTCGTGCGCTTGGTGGCTTGCTTACCACCATGCAGCTTTACGACAACATTCTCAAGAATATTCACGGCGATCAGAACGAGTTCAATGATGCCTTCGATGCGATGAAGGATACACCCGGTGTGCAGTGGGCGATCTTCGTCAATCAGATGAAGGCATTCGCGCTCACTGTGGGGCAGGCAGCATTGCCCGTCATGTTGCGAGTTGGGCAGTGGCTCGTCAATGCCGCACATTGGATCGAAGATATGATTAAGCGCACTGATGGTGCCGCCGTAAAGTGGGCAGCATTCGGCTCAGTGCTATTGCTCGTCGGCGGTACTCTCCTCAACATCGCAGGCAGCTTGATCGCGCTTACTGCAAACCTTCGACTCGCAACAATGTCCTTCGGCGCGATGGGCGGCTCTGCAGCTAAGGCAGGCATCGCAGTTCGACTACTCGGCGCAGGCTTGTCTGTTTTGGCTGGTATTGGCGTTATCTCAATACCGATCGTAATGCAGCTTGTTAAGGGCGGCGAGCCTGGATTGTGGGACTTCCTTGGTGCCGCGCTAGCAGGTGCAGCAGGTGGCGCAATGATCGGCTCTGCAATCGCTCCTGGCGTCGGTACAGCAATAGGCGCAGCCGCCGGTGGAATCGTGTTGCCTATTACGGTCAAGATCATCTCCGAGCTACAGAAGCCGGAAACCAACAAGGTTGCCAAGGATGCACACAAGTTGTTTATGAAGCAACTGCGTGATGCTGGCAGTCGTCGGGAAGAAGATGCAGTTTCAAGGCGATGGGGCCTAGACCCAAATGGAAATTTCTTCAAGCTGGAGGATTTCGAAAAGGCTTGGAGAGCATCCCTTAAGAAGTTCAAGGTTCCTACTATCGGTGAAGATGTCGCAGGTCGTCCTGGCGGGCCACGCGGTAAGAACATCAAGAAGTCGAAGACGCTGCTAGATCAGTACCAGGACTACGTGAAGCAATTCACGAAGGCCCAGCTTGACGCACAAAATACCTACTTGGATTCTTTGAGCGCAGGCGACACCAAGGGTGATCGTGCTGCCTCACTTGCCAAGAAGCATGCGCAGATCGTATCCGACGCATTCAAGCAGATGCAGCAGGAAGTAGAGCAAGACGTTGACAAGCTCGGTGGTGTCTACGATAAGTTTCTGCAGATGAACCAAGCTGCATTCGGAGAAGTCTTCCAGGGGCCAGTGCTTAGTGGTTTCATGGGGCAAATCTTTAGCAGCATCAATGATCTACTGATGCAGTTCGGGCAGAGCATCCCGGTGCCTATTCAGATCATCCAGAACGACCTCGATGTGCAGATGAAGAACTTTGCCAAGTTGCGCGATGGATACGCAGCACTGGTAAAGAAGGGCGTTCCTCCCGAGGTTGTTTCACAGATTCAACAGATGGGTATGGCCGGCTTGCCGTTCATCCAGGGCTTGCTAAATGCAAGTGGGCCACAGTTCCAGAAGTGGCTTGCAAGCATGAAGAAGAGTCATGGTGACATCGTCAAGGCTACCGAAATTGATTTCGACGCACAGCTTGCGCAATGGAAGAAGTATGGCTCGGACATCGCGACCAAGATGATCGACGGACTTTCATCGGACGCTGCTCAGGCAACAATCAAGGGTGGGTTCGACAAGTACGTTATGCAGGTCTTCGGCAAGACTCTCAGGGACAACATGGCGAAGACGATTGCAACGAACATGCAAGCCGCGATGGAAGAAGCTGCCGCAGCTAACGCAGCGAAGGATAAAGAGAAGGGCTTGACCAAAGCGCAGATCAAGGCTGCAAGAGAGGCTGCAACGAAGGCACTAGCTGGGGGGCCGAAGGGCAAGCCACAGCCGACGGTAGTCGACAAGGCTGGTAAGGCTGGCACAACTGCCGCTACACGCCAGTTCCCCGGTAGTGGCGGCATATCGCCTGGGGGCACGATGCCGAAGACCTTCGGCGGTTTCGTCTCGACCTTGCCTAGCTCCGCTATTACGCAACCGCACACCGTTGTCAACAATCAAGGTGACTCTATCGTCATCCATGCTGATGGCGTTCACCCGAATAATCTTACGAGGGCAATGAATAAGAGTGCCTTCAAGAATCGCAACAAAAGACGTGGTCGCTGATGTTTTCACTCATTCGCTTTCGTAACCCTGTCAACACTGGTCAGACGTTGACAGTTAACGAGCTAACGTCCGAGCCTGTCTATCCTGTGGAGAAGTTCACTTGGGATTACGAGTTGTCGGGCGACGAGATTGCAAAGTTCGAAGCTCCGGGTCAATGGGATAATCTCAAGGTCGTGCGCAAGATGACCCTCGACTGTGAGGGCCACATCGTTTGCCGCACGACTCCGCTGTACTGGACAGCACGAAAGAATCTGTGCAACCTAGTACTTCCACCTGCAACTATCCCTGTCGAGCGAAAGCACATTCGGATCGAAATGCAGCTTGATGGTGATAGCGCCACTTACTATGGCGACTTCGTACTAGATGATTACTCGATCCCCCTGGAAGCGAACTACCCCACAGTCACGCCGTTTATGTTCCAGTGGTCGTGTAACTTTGGCTATTGGCGCAATATCGCGACTAACGCAGCAGTGAGGCTATGAGGGCTTATATCCGTGTCCAGCATGTCGATCCAGGCGAGGGAGTGGTTGGAACATTCAATCCACTTGAGCCGCGCTTCGCGTATCGCATCAATGACATCGGCGATATTACCTACAACGTAGCTCTCTCCAATCCTCAAGTTACTCGCGATGCGTTCGCACCTAAGCGGACGGACTTCCGCCTGCAGGTTTCAAACGATGGCGCTTACTGGCGCAACATCATGGGCGGCTTCCATTGGCCTGTTGGATTCAGTAACGAGGAAGGTACTGTAAAGATTCAAGGCATGGATTGGCTGGCATACCTCGACCAGCCCTACTGGTTCGATGCCTACCTGATCGACGCCCAAGACCTCGTCGGACCAAAGAATCGCATGAAGCAAATTCTTGAGGATGCTAGCTCTTGGGCGCATGTTTGGATTGGTGCTGCAGGAGTCGATCAGCCGGGAGTTTCATACGGCGCTACACAGCAAACGATTGTGCAAGACATGATCGATGCGGTTGCAGATGGTAACGATGGGACGCTCAACATCGGTACTAACTTCGTTGGCCCGAACTGGTCAGAGGTTCTCAACTACCAGATCATGTTCCAGGATAGCACTACGATCCTCGACCACATTCGCTCTATCTCCGCGCTGGATGATCCTCTCGGTTTCGATTTCTTTATGAATTGGGACAAGACGATTGTCTTCTACAACACTACACGCTCCGGCCCAATTGACAGTATCACTACGTTGTACAGCATCACCCGCAAGACGCCAGGACTACTCAATGTTGAATGGCAGAACAATGGGCCGGATGCAACATGGTCGGTTATGATTGGTGAAGGTAGTCCGGGATGGTGGGCGCATAAGACGTTTGCGCCCTCGGTTGACACATACCGGCGCTGGTTGAAGATCAACAAGCTCGGCGCGAACTACCGCATGCCGAAGGCTATCAACTCTGCAGCCAGGGGTAACCTCGACCGCTTCCCTAAGAAAGACCTCAAGATTTCTGTATACGCCGAACAATTCGATCCTGTAGATGCGACCGCTCTGTTTGCTCCGTTGCTAGGTGAGGCGCTTTACGTCGACTTGGACTTCCCGCCGTATCACAGGATCAATGCAAACTTCTGGATCGTCGGGCAGGAGTTTCACACTGACGATGAAGGCAACTGGATTTGCGACTTTAGCCTGCAGCAGATTTACGATCCGTCGGGAGTGGGCTAATGGCTCCCCGTCAGCAGACTTTCGATTCCGACACCATCGGAAACATCTATACAAGAATTGCTGACCTAGAAGATCGTGTGCGCCTGCTAGTGCGCACTCCTTCGCATGTGGAGCGAATCAATCCCGTCTACCTTCCTGACCCGGTCGAAGGTCAGATCGCGATTGACGCTCGCACGAACTGCCTCATCTACTACGCGAACGAGGCATGGCGCGAGAAGTGCAGTGCCGTGCATGCGATCAAGGTGTATGGTGATAAGACAACCAACAAGGTTCTCGATGGCGCATTCAAGTTTCCAATCGAAGAAGACCTAGCTGACACCGTTATTGAACAAGTGCAAGTCTTCAACGGCACGGCTGGCACGGGTGCAACGTCGATCCAAGTTCGCAACGTTACTCGCGCTATCAACATTCTTGATACTGTCGTTTCAGTTCCGTCGGGCGCATTCATCTCTACAGTGCAGGCAGATATCAATGACGCCGGTGATCCGGACAACCCTAACAACATGGTGAATAACGGCGACATGATCTGGATTAACTGCACTGCGATCGGTACCGGATCGAAGGGGCTCGGTTGCTACATCACGTTCCACGGCCCGAAAGTTGACGTGACTCCGTAATGCCTGCTAAGGCTGGAAAGTTTGTGTTGCGAGCCGGCGATATGGCTGTCTTCTCATCCGCTGGTACCAACAGTGGTTTCCAAGTTAATGGAATTGGCTTCAAGCCTGAGATTGTTATTATCATGTCTGTTGGTCTAACCGCAGAAGACGTGTGGAGCACTACTCCAAACATCTGGGGCAACATGGGTATTTGGAGTAATGACGCTGATGGCACGATTGAGGGCAACACGGGACTGAATGAGTTCTGGGGAACAGACGGTAGACCATCGAGCTTCTGGTCGAATAGCGGTGTAGTGTGGTTCAAGTCTAGTCATAGTGGCGGCGGTTCCGCTATCTACATTGCAAACACTCACGACGACGGTTTCTACATCGGCTATCCAGCGGGCGGCTACGAAGGGGGCTTCGGTATCGTATGTTACTACCTCGCGCTAAAGTCGGAAGAGGGTCAAGCTGCGCAGGTGTATGGGTATCCAGGTTCAGCTAGTGCGACAACCGTTGGATTCCAGCCAGCCGTGTACATGGCGCTAGGCAGCGGTGGTTTGTCTGGCGGTGCAGGAGATATTGGCTTCCTCGACTTCTCCGTACCCTCATGGGGATTCGGAGGTTTCGAGAACCAAGCCGACCTATCGCGAAACGCCCCCGAGTGGATGGCTAACGGTCTTGCACACACCGAGACTGTTGAGCAGATTCGTTACTTTCTCGACGGCAATGGCGATCAGTGGGTATTCGATGGTTATACCGCTTCTCAGATTGTTGGCAACAGTGCATTCATCTACGGTCGAACTGCCACCGAGTTCACCATCGGAATCACAGATGGATTTCCTGCCGGAATCAATGAGCGCGTAGCAGTACACATGCTTGGCGACGGCCTCTATGCTGGTAACCAAGTAACTCCTAATCCAGTAGGCGTACCGCTAGATGTCGATGTCGGCTTTTCGCCTGAAGCCGTCATCTTCCTCGGCCCACAAACCAATCACGGGAACTTCTTCGGCATTCCGTGGGGTGGGCGATGCTTCGGTTTCCTGACCGAAGATTTTCAATGTTGCATTGCATGGGGAGCGCAGCAGCGAGCTTCAGACAATGACCCCTTCGGTCGCGTGGCTAGCTTCTGCACTTCGGACTTCTCGTGGATTTCGAATTTTACGAGTGACGAAGTTGCCGACCCAACGAATCCGAATTACGGCAACGCAGAGCTTGCCGGTGCTGGATTCACAATGCACTCGCTAGCACTTCCAAAATCCAACCAGTACATACGCTATGCGGCGTATGGCTTTGTGGAGGAATCCCCAGGGTTCTTTAGGATTATCTAATGTCGTCAGACGCCGGAAACGGAAACACCCTAACATATCGTATCGCGCAAGTTGAGCGTGAAGTGGAGAAATTGGAAGACCGCTGGGATACTAGCTTTACCGACTTGCGCTCGCAGATTGTTTTACTGACGCGCGAGGTAGCCGTCTTCCATGCAGAGTTCAACGCGCACGTTAAGACCTCGGAAGATCGACTCGACCAACTAGAGGGGTCTGTTAACGACGACGTGAAAGGCTTGAGAAAGCTACTGCTTTCCACAGGTGCGGCCGTGCTACTCGCAGCGATCACTTTTGCAATCTCGGCCTTTAAGGTATTCGGTGGCCCCGGATAGTAACACACCTACGAACGGCAATTCTAACAGTTCTAGCAGTGCGAGCAGAACTAATACAAAGTGGATGATCTATTCCGCTCTGTTGATTTGGGCTGCAAGCTTTATTCTAATCGCAGGGATAGGCACTTACTCTGTCTATCGCGGTCAACAAGTCAACAGAGAACTGTGTCATGTAACAGATGATAACCGCAGTATCTTGCTACAAATTCTCGATGTGGCCGAAGGGCAAAGCCTCGGCAGAGCTACTGACGTAACGGAAAGGAATCTTATACGGCAGAGCTATAACGAACTGCGCGCATTGATCCCACCTTTGAAATGTACGACAAGAGGGGGGCCGCAAGAATTAGAACCCTAGCCGTCATATTCCTTGCTGTCCTGCTAATCTCGCCTGCCGAAGCTGTACGAGAGATTAGCCCAGGTGTATCGCATATTCGAGTGACCTCGCAAGTCATCAAGCGTGACAAGAGAGGCCGCATTAGAATCAGCGCGTCAGCGATTTACAACAAGCACATCTCACCCTACGCGATTGGTAATAGCCTCACGCGCTGTACTCAAGCCGGCCCTAGGAGAACGCTACCTAGACATACGCAACTCTGCACTACATGGTTTAGATTTCCTCTAGGGCAGGTTATTGCGTCTGGGATAGTAACGTCGGAAATTTACTACAAGATGGCCGTTGTAGGTGGAACCGGAGTGTACTCTAACGTTGGAGGCGAAGTCAGAGTTATTGCTACCAAGCTCGTTCCACGCAAAGAGAACCTCGTATTCACTCTAAGGTCGTTCTAGGAGGCACTATGGCACCATCGCCCGGTGAAACGCGACACGGCAAGGAGATATCGACTCAGGCTCCTATCGGTGGTGCGATCATCGATAGTGACCCTGGCGATGAGCAGGATGACTTCGTCAATGCTCCTAACGATGCACCTGCCATTGTCGAAGGCGATCTAGAAGACGTAGACGATCACGGCGATGAGGATGATGATGAAGATGGCGACAGCGGAACAACGTAAACATATCCGCACCATCATTCGTCTCTATCTCGAAAGAGCCGAAGCTGCGCAGCCGAAGATTCACTACTCGCAGTTTCGTCCGCTGACTTCGTTTGGTGACCCACCATCGCACGGATTCACGACCGACTGCAGCGGCCTAGTTATCTCGGCTTTCTATTGGGCAGACATGTGGCTGCCTGCAAAGGTAAAAGACCCCGGAGGCTATGGCTATAGCGGCGATGGTTGGACGGGTTCCATTCTTGAAACCAACCTCAAAAGGAGGGTGCCGCTCGATAGGAAGTTCTTCGTTGGCGACATGGCGTTGTTCGGCGGAAGTCTAAGCCGCACGTCGCATGTCACAATCTGCCGTAGAAACGGCGATGCCATGTCCTCCATCTGGACTTCGCATGGTAGTGAGCGTGGGCCGTATGCAACGCGACTCCGTTATCGCTCCGACCTACTTTGCGTTGTCCGTGCAGAGTCCCTAGCGTAAGGAGCCAGAATGCCAGTTGAGATTAACGTGGAGCGGAAGGCTATCGAGATTAAGTGGGAGCCGAGTGACTACGTTGGCAACGTGAAGGTTGTCGCTACTGGCGAGGCAGGCGATATCCACAACACTACTGATATGCCCAACGATGGAAAGGCTGTCCTTTCCTATCCCGCAGACTTCTCCGGTACGTCCACGATCCAGGTGCTAGGTGTCGAGGATGACGCTCTCGTTGACGAGGGTGACATCGAAATCAGCTAAGGGAGGTAAGTATGGGACAGTTGCTTCATGCGTTCTTCAGCGACACGCGAGTTCAGATTTCGCTTCTTCTTCTCGTTCTGGACTTCGTGCTGGGCACCGTTGCTGCATTCGTTGATAGCACGCAGGGCTTCCGCCTGAGCTTTTGGTCGGACACTCTGCGTAACGACGTGCTAGGTAAGGTGGTGCCCTTCTTTGTCATCTACGGTGGATACAAGTATGCATCGAGTGCTGACCTTGTGATCCCCGGACTTGACATGGAAGTGTTGATGAACGCAGCATGGGGCGTCTTGACGCTGGCATTCGTTGGATCGATTCTCAAGTCTGTGTCGGACCTCGGCCTCTTCAATAATGAAGGGGTGGGCACCAAGCAGATCGCGGGTACCGATCCTATGACGCCTACCATTCCTGCCCCGCCGAATCCGTAAATTCCAACATGAGTAATCCAGACCTCAACACGCTACTGCTACTTGCAATCTTCATCCTGCTACTGGTGGTAGCTGTTTCGGACAAGATTACTTTCTAAGGTTCCCCTCGACGGGGGAATAAAAGGGGCCGGGTTGCGTTTTCTCTCCTGTTGGCGCTTACCCGGCCCCTTGTATTAATTCAGTCGTTGGCTGGTCTGGTGGTATGTGGCATCACCCCCTTTCGATTGCTTCTTGGAGTGCTAAACTAATAGCTTCTGCGTCTTGCTGATAACTGTTTGTGCACAGAATTCTTTCTGCCCATCCATAGTCGGCTACGACCATGAACAACTGCGTAGCCTTGTCTTCCTCCTGAGCTACAACTCTAAGGCTGGGTAGGCGTTCATTCCACTCAAGAAAGTCAATTGCCTTCTCCATCATCCTTCCTCGTCTTTGCCGTCAGGATACCATGCAACGTCGTATCGATCCCTGACTTCATACTGAGGCGGCGCTGGTTTCATCTTGTGGAGTTCTGCAGGTCGCTCCTCCCACACAGGCCACCACTCGTTGAAGTCAGTGGTATCGAAGTTACTGTCGAGGTATACCCGTATCCGGCCTCGCTTGAAACATTCCGAAGGGCATCCTGCCTCGTTCCGAGTTCGGACTAGTGCTTGAAAATCAATGCCCTCTTCACTACGCATCGAGTAATGAAATCTCTTGTGGTCATGGCAGACCCACACAAGATTGACGCCCATTGCTAAAGCTCCACTTCATCGCGAGTTGTGTAGTACCAGTCCGACGCACCGCAAGAACACTTATGCGGATTGGGATATTGCGGAGGCCACCTAGTTGTCCGCGCGCACGACTTGCAGATCCATCTCTCGTTCTCCACCATCTTGAAGAACTTTCGAATGTCTGCAATCGGATCGCTTGCTACGTTGTCCCACGAATCCCAAGCGTCGGAAGCCTCCACACTAGCTCTCCTTGACGATGTACATGTGAGCGTGTCGGTCGTAGAATGCGGCCTTGTAGAAGATGCCGACGCGCTCGACTCCCTCAGTATCTACGATGTGCGACCAGTAGCTATTTCCACCTGCACGTCGCTCCCAACCTTCGGGAAGCTCTGCATGCCGGAAGATTGGATCGTCCTCTACGATGTCGCCAAACTTGAAGCCTAGTGCTTCGAAATCTTCGATCGCATCTCGGTGCGTATCTACTGGCAGCACATCGCTGAAGAGTAGTTCTCGCTGACCTTCCGCTTCCATATCCTCAATCGGATGACCGCCGGGATTGGCAAGCTGGCCCATAAGAAAGTCGAGCGCATGCTCAGGGTTCTTCAACTTCTCGGTAGTGTTCGTCACGGGCTTCATTTCATCTCCTGTTCTCTAACCTTCCAGACCCGCATGATCCAGAAGAATGCACGTATTACCCGACCTCTCAAGCAATCTGCCTCACCCAAGAGAGCATGCTCCAAGTGGTCAGGGCACATCGGAATCGTTACAAGTCTGATCGACGTACCCGTTTCGATTTTTTGTCCTAGCACATCTCCTTCGTAGATTTCGTATATCCATCCCGGCTCAAAAGTAGGCATTACGAATCCACTCCTCTGCCACTAGCTCCACTGTGGGGTCTTCATTAAATTGGTACCCGGCCCCGAAGTTGAACCAGTGCAATAGATGCCTCGCTGCGTCTCTTCCGTGATCGTATCCTTTCTGGTAGACGCCTAGTGACTTCAACTTGTTGTCGTCGTAGTATCCTTTACCCTGTGCAGCCTTCTGCATCCACAGCGGATGCCATGTATCGCTTGAGCAGAATAGTCGCGTGATTCCGATAAGTTCCACAGGGTAAAGATTGAGGCCGTCCTTCTGCTTACCTTGCCTGAATTCGAAATCCTCGCATACTGTGTGTAGGTTGTGATGCAAGTGCGCTCGCGTTAGAAAGAGCCAGAACTCGTTGTGATTGAATCGTTCCTCATTGTACGCGAGAAAGAGTTTCTCTTTGTCTGCAACCCCTAATGCATATCCAGTAGTTTCGCCTGGATCAATCGACAGCACTCGTAGCATTCATTTGCCTTTCTGTCCATGCATTCTTACGGCATCGACTAGAACAGTACACAGCATGCAACCGCTCCGGGTAGAAGGCGGATCGGCAGAAGGCGCAGATCCGTTCTCCTACCGTTCTACGCGGCATGTGGCGCAAACCGCAGGTCGAACAGGTGCAGACGTGTTCTGATATAGGCTGACCCTCCTGATCCGTTCTGGATGCGTTCTGTGCGGCCGATTTGGGCGTCTGACGGCTCGCCATCTTTGGACTACCGCCGAACCTTCAAGGTGAGGGCAATTTCCATTGCATCTATGAAGCGATGCACAAACTTCGGCGCTGAACCATTGTGAGTGCGCAGATACTCCACGGCTTCTTCCGCTTCTTTCCGACTCATCTCAACCTTGTAAACGTCCCGCATGCTAAGCGGATCAACCACTGCGACGGTAACTGTCGACGGAAGCTTAGTGTACTCCGTAACCTTCATGCTCGCCCCGTTCGCATCATCTTTGAAAAGGCATCCGACGCTGCTTGCGTAGCGGAAGCAAGCTGCTGCAATGTCGGCACAGCGCCGGTAGTCTTCGGAGTTACCTCGACTCGCATGAGAACTATAACGTCATCCGTTGAACGAGGTAGCCGAGCTTTGAACGTCGTCTGAATAGCTCTCATTTCGCATCCGCCCATGTATCTCCACTCCCGATGTCTACCTTGTAGGGGATTGTCCAGCCTAGTTCCTCGCCGGGTCTTGACTCCATGACTTCCTTGCATATCCGTTTGTACTCGTCCACGTATGATTCTTCGACATCGGCAATAATCGAGTCATAAACCGTGAGAATGAGGTCGGCTCTCTTGTGGTCAATTTGACTCGGTATACTGTATCCTCCACCGAGAACAATACATGCTCGGAGTGTGAAGTCCGCAGCAATGGATTGAGGCTTGTAGTTAACCGCTTCACGTATGGCTGTATTGATGTTCTCTTTCGTGAGTAGGTGAAAGCGGCGAGCCCTCCCAAAAGGAGTGGAGACGCGACCAGTGCGCATCTCCTTGACAATCTCTTGCTTCCACAACTTGACGTTCTTGAAGTACGTCCACCACCAATCGATAAATCGTTGAGCTTCTCGTTCGGGGATTTCATGCTTCTCCTGGAAGGTCGCTGCACTCTGTCCGTAGGCCACACCGAAGTTCATGTTCTTTGCGCGGCTCCTTTGCTCTGACGTAAACTTCTCACCATAGAATCTGGCCGCTGCAAGCGAATGCAAATCCTCGTCGTCTTTGTAGACGCGAAGGAGTTCTGGGTCTTGCGATAGCCAGCCGATAGTCCGAAGTTCCGCTTGGGAATAGTCAGCGACAACGATCTGCCTGCCCACTGTTGGGATAAAAAGCTTTCTAATGTCAGGCAGCCCAGGCTTTGTACGGGTGATGTTGAGGAGATTCGGATTCCGTGACGAGGGCCGACCAGTGACGGTTCCGTGAAGAAGCAAATCCGTGTAGATCCGACCTTCAGGATCATCGATTGCCCTTTCGATCATTCCTACAATGTAGGTGGATGCCTGCTTCGTTAGCTCTCGATACCGCTTCAACTCTTTCGCAAACTGCTGCATCAATTCGGTCGATGGTGCATCCGCAGCCGGGAGCATGCGCGACACGAATCTGCCTGCGACGATTTCATTCAGCGATGAGTCATCCGTCGACCTCTGCATGTCCGGACGCTTCTGCATCTCATGCCGAATCTTCCATTCATCGTAGAAGAGAACTGCCGTCTGCTTGGTCGATGCCGGATTGTAGAGCGGCTTGTCGATCATCGTGCGGAGCTTAAGCTCCTGCTCTTTGATCGCCGGCCCGACATCGTTCTCCATTAAGTCTGCGGCGGTCTGAACATCGTACCGGAATCCAACACTCTCCATGCGAGCAATTGACTCCACACCCTCACGGAGCAAATTAGTGTATGAGGATCGAGTTCCCTCAGAGTCGACTCGGGGATCGAGTCGCTCGTATAGTTGGTACGCCCCTGCAACGTCCCATCCGGCATAAGTATGAAGCTCATCGTAATCTTCAACAACTCCGGTTTTCTTAAAACGCTTGACGGAATCTGGCTCATAGTTCGGCCATCCGAATTCCTCCATCAGACAATACTCTAGAGCATGGACGCCTCCGCGCTCGTCGCATGCATAATTCAACAGCAACGTATCTTCATCTATACGGGCTTGGATTCCGTATCCGTATCGGAGGATCTTGACATCGAAGATTCCGTTGTGCCAGATGAATCGTTTGCTTCGGTCTTCGAAGAGCGGCCGTAGGAAATTGTCAATGAAATCGGTATCGTCCCAAAGACCTCCCCGCTCTCCGAGGACAACGGCAGAATCTCCTCCAGTTGCAAACTGAAGACTGACAATTCGTGCTTTGTGAGTGAGTCCTCCACGGCTTTCAATATCGCTAGCAATACATTCGGCTTCGGCGAGCGAAGCAATATAGTCTCTTGCGGCACTGCCATCTTCGATTACCTCGACTGTCGGTAGCGTTGGTGGAGGGAGCGGATTGAAGGCGCGTCGGAAGTCGCGCTTGAGGTTTGGGAAGGTGGAGTCATCTCGGAGTACAAGAGCCGGATTGTTAGTGGCGACAACTGTTCGTCCTGGTTGCTCGATTCGATATCCACGGTAACGATCAATGGCTCCTCTTCCAATAATGAGATTAACAGCTTCCGAACCAGCGGCGAGGACGAGTGGTATGCCTCTGAGTTCCGAATGCAACCTTGGAGCGCATGCCTTAATTGCCTCTGGCGGTACCTTCCCCGCATCTGGAGCGCAAAGGACAACATTCGTGAGTAGGATATCGTCACGATCTACACCGTTCTCCTTCAGTAGATAGGTTAGGACATCTCCCGAAGGCCCACTAAAAGGTCTACCCGCCATCGCTTCATGGTGTCCGGGCGAGCGACTTACGAACGCTGTGGTGGGGTTTCGCGGAGCGGTCGTTTTCGCGCAAGGCTTGTTGTACAACGGACACTCTTCGCAAATCGCGTCCGGATGCTTACGCTTAATCCCCTCTTCCATGCGCAGTCCCATGTTACTTACTCTTCAGCAAGTCGGCGATTAGATTTGCCATGACATCGGAAGCTTTCAATCCGCCGCGCTCCTTCACTAGATGGACAGGCACTCCATACGCATCTTCAAGCGCAAGTGCAAACCTTCCCACAGTCTTCGTACCGACGTCCTTCACGAAGATGTTCTGTGGATATGCGTACTCTGCGCGGAAACCGTCAGGACAAATAAACGTCCTACCCCAAAGCGCAATCTCTCCCCAGATGAACGCATCCGACTTGAGTTGCGAATTGTTCGGCTTGTTGTAGGCGTAGATACCACACTCGCAACCGTAACGTGGGGCATCGTGATCTTTGAATGGATCGCCCCCACAGGTTGCAACTAGCGGCTCGTATCTCGGCCAAGGTACACCGTTCCGCGAAAGCAAGATTGGCTTCGCAAGATTGCCCTTCTTCAGATAGACGAAGTCACGGTAGCCAATCTCGACAGTCTTCTGAACCTTGCGAACAACGGTTGGTGTCTTCTTTTTCTTCTCCGGTTCGGGCTTTGTAAAAGTGAATGTCGGTGTATATTGGGGAGGCGGCGTATTCATTGGATCGGACGGCTTATACCTAGTGGGCAGCGTATAGTATGGATCGGGTGGATTGAAGACGACTGCATCGGCTACTTCTACTTCAACTAGAGTACGGGTCATATCGTGGTTGATCCGATGAATATGCGCCTGACCATTACGCAATAGATCGTGAAGCCGGATTAGCTCATCGTAGGTGCTACTCACCGGATAGATACCACTCAAAGGTACCGCTTCAAAGAGCAACTCGTAGCAAGCAATTCTCCGCAGTTGGTCATTCGTTCGCATTATCCTTACAAGCTGCATCCCCTGATAATACTCACGGATTAGCTTGTAGAACAAATCCAATTCTCTAGGGTGAGTTGGCATTAGGCAGGCACCTTCTCAGGCTTGCGTTCCGGCGTGGGAGTCGGAGTCTTCTCAGGCTTGGCAGGCACGGGAGACTCTGCGGGTTCGATCGTTACAATCTTCGTGGGTTCACCGACTTGTGACATGTTGCTTCTCCTGTTATTCGGTATCGTCGCTTACCGTTGTATAATCGGCGTAGCCGCCTATCTCTGCGCGGGCTTCCAACTCTGCCAATAGCTGACGAGTCGTTGCTAGACCGAGAAGCGGATCTTCGGGAATGTCCGCTCTCTCATATGTCTCTGTGAAGATGTCAGCCCTGCAAGGATAGAACTCTCCCTTGACACCCTTCATAAGCCAGTCACCCGGCCAAATCACTCCCTCGCTATCGAGCGTCTTCACACGAAGAGTTACCACTCCATCTTCATTCGAAGTGTAAACGTTATGCCCTGCGAACTCATACGCTTCATGCCAATTGCTACCGCTCCACTGAATAGCATCGACCACTGCTGGCTTCTTACGAAACTTCATTGGCTGCTCTCCCGTAGATGATTGACCGTAGATCAGGCTGGGTGAAGTTCGGCCCCTTGAGGATCTTTCCATCCTCTCTGACAATAGGCTTTCCTCCAACATCAAGTTTTGACATATTTGATCGATGGACTTCTGCGAAGCATTTATCAAAGTCCACGCCAAAACTAACCAAGCTGCCGACAAGCACATAAACAAGATCACAAACAGCGTCAGCATAGCCTACCAAGTCCTCGTCCACCCAGGCTACTAGAAGTTCTTCCCATTCCTCCTCATTCAATGCTGCTCGGAGATTGAACAATGTACCATCGCCATCGTCGTCATTCTCAAGCGAGAAGTCGATGGGATCACCCGGCTCGCGCACGACCAATCCGTACGTCTTGTGAAATTCCTTCAGTGCTTCATACGGGGTTAAGCTCGTAGACACGCGCCATCCATTCGTCGAGGGTTGAATACAACTCATCTAGTGTTCCGTCGTTGCCTATATCACCACGAATGTAGTTCTCGTCAATACCTGCTTCCGATTCGTGTCCGTCACCTTCGAAGCCCGGACGATGCACTTGCCAAATATCGCCACCGATGTCAACGAGATTCTCAGCCTCGTTGTTAAAGCGCACATCGCGAACCACGTACCTCACAGCCTCGAATTCCTCGTCGCTTAGTCCGTGAATGTACTTCCTGTTGAACTGGTCAATCCAGAAGTCCTCTCCGAACACACGACGACCCATCTCTGTGCCGAATAGCTGCAGATGCTCGCGCCACGTATACGTGTAGCGAACCGTATCAGACACGTCGATATTGACCTCGACTAAATCAATCGAGTTGCCGTGGTTATTCTTCCACTCAAGAGCCTCTTCTAGCGAAATGCCCCACAGTGCGCAGACTGCGTCGTACATGACATCGCTGAATCCGAGCTTTGTAAAGCCGTACTCTTTCACAAGGAAGTCGGCAATCGTGTCCTTGCCTGAACCGATCTTTCCGTTGAGTCCGATAATCACTAGAAGATCCATCCGATCAGGTTTACGGCAACTACAAACATGATTGCTGCACTGAGCAAGAACAGTACCACGCTCAGGAATTGAGAGAAGATGCCCATTAGTTCTCCCAGATAGGCTTTCCGTTCGGCCCCTGCATATGGATACCCTCAAGAATCTTCCGCCGCAACGCATCGCTCTGCTGCTTAGGCGCAGCTTCACGCAGTGCCCGAAGATTGTTAAGCATGATGTACTTGTACTGATAGTTGATTTCTTCCTCCGTGATTGCATCGTTGAGAATCAGCACATTCGTTAGCGCCTGCACGCGCACTGACATATCGAAGATCAACTGACCGAGTGCGCCAAAGTTTACAGCGTCCAGGCTAATTCCCATCCGCTGCCACTTCTTCTCTTCTTCGATCAGTCCGGCCTGCACTTCTTCCAAGCTAGGCAGTTCTTCGTCCACGCTTCTTCACTTCCTTTCCACAGTACTGCGTCGTGTCGCAATGGATGCAAACTCTGAATCGAATGTCTTCAGGATCGGCAAGCCATACATGTTGGCCTAACGAACAGGCGAGCTTAATCTCTGCCTCAGACAGCGACGTAGGCTTTTCCGCCATGAGCTTTCTCTACTCGTATCTGGCCCCTCTCTTCCAGGGTTTCCTCAATCTCGTTCATCTCGCGCTTTGACAGATTCGTCAATCGCATAATCTCCCCGCGAGTAATATGGGGAGTGCGCTCAATCGTTCGAAGCACTCTCTCCAACGTGCGGATCATAACCGTGCGTCCGACGCTACTAATTATCTCAATCGAATAGTGACCCCAATCTTGGACGTACTTCGCGGCGTGTAGTACATCGTCCTTCGACACTTCCAGATAGCTTCCCTCCGGCTCCTGCCTAGAGGCAGCGAGTAACACTGCCATCTTTAGCAGCGACTTCGAAAGTCTGTCGAACGTCGGCAGGGCAACATCAGACTTCGATGACCGTGCAGCTACGTCAACGAGATTCGCTTCGATGTCACCGTACAGTTCCCATGCGTCCGGCGCAAGGATCGCTTCGGCGTTAACCGACACGAATGCTTCCTGATCGAGAATCTGTACCTCGGATGGAACAGCGTACGATTTGTAGAGAGTTTGCAGCTTTGAGTAGATCGCTTGCTTCTGCTCGACCGACTCTGTGGTGGGTGGCCCGGTTCTACGAATCGCTGTCAAGTCTGTGTCACCACTCACCATCAGGAATCTAGGAAAGAATCCTGAGTAAACGTACGAATCATCAGTGACCGAGAACAGCTTCTCTTTAATCCCTCCTCCGAAGAAGATGAATACTGGCTCGCTTACAGAGATTGTCTCTTTGCGCAACCTTCGCGTGAAGAAGTGCGGCACGTCATAAAGCTGAGTCATCAACTCTGGCATGCCTGCGAGGTAATCTTTCTTGCGCGTTGAATCGAAGAAGCCGGTGACCTCATCGCGGAAGAACACCGAGGTTTTCCCAGGCCGCAAGCCAAGCTCGTTCAGGATACCTTCCATCGAACCTTCCGATGCAATCAAGATATCCTTGTCGATGAAGGCGATAATCTCTGTCGCCATGCGCATAGCCGTCGACTTGCGCGTGAGCGTGGAGTCGCCAACGATCAACCCCCACAGGTTCGGACGGACACTGCCGTAGTTTGTATCGCAACGAATGTTTCCAGCTAGCAATGCAGAGAGCAAGATGAAGCCGGATAGATCATGGTACTGGCCCGGTGCATCTGTTGCCTTCAAACCCCATTCGCGGTATTCATCGATAAAGGATTTATTTAGATCGCCGTATTGTTGCCCAGGTATTAGCTCAGGCATCTCCAAAAGTCCAGTGGAAACGATTGCTTCAAAAGATTCAATCTGTTTCCTCGCCTTGTTAACCTCGCGCCACAGATACTTGATCGGCCTCTTGTCGCGATCGTACTTGTTGAAGTTGCAGTTAGCTGCAATGACGTATGTTTCTTCGGGCGTGAGCCCCGTTTCCAAACACGTCTTAATCAGGCTCCACAGAAGCTTCGACCAGTCATCTGCGGGAGTCGGCTGCATTGTCCAGCGATCTTCGAAGTTTGTCCGCTTTAGCTTCACGTAGTGCTTGCGGATAACATCTTCGGCTGACGGCAACTCCTCGAGATTTGGAGCATCACTTACTCTTACCTCTTGCGCTTCGGTTACTTCAGGAAGCGCATCGAAGAATTCGACAGGAAGCATTGCTTCCGCATAACGCAGAAGTTTCACTTCCGGCCGATCCTCATACTTCATGTTGAGCGTGTTCGGCACACGCAACAACTGCGTTAGATCCCAACCGCTAGGATCGGCTCCGTTCTCTGCGTAGTAGTATGCGAGTCGCTTGGAGTAATCCTCTGCGACGTACGAATCTAGCGCATGCTCCAACCGCCAGATTGCTTGGAAGCGATCCGGAGAGGACTCGATAACGATTGACGGACGAGGGTCTAGAGTGTCGGGATTCGCTTCATCTAGGTCCGACCAAACTAGATTTGTCTCAAGGCAGTATTCCTTCTGCCTTACCTTCTCGGATAGGAGATTGATGCAGAACCAGATGTTCTTTCGGTTTCTCCATCTCGCGATGAAGTCGTACATCTCCTGCTCTTGGACAGGCCATTCATAGAAGTATTGCTTGAAGTCTCCTGGGATCGGAGACTGCGTTGCGATACAAACATATCCTGGCGTCGATCCAAATAGCAGCCGAAAGAAATCTACTTCAACGGCTGTCGTAGCCATGCAGCTAACTACGCTGCACGGAACATCGCAAGTTGACCGTTACCGTTCGTGTCTGCGTGACGCACACGTTCACGGTACGCGGAAGTGGACTCCCCATAATTGGGAAGCGGGTTACTCAAAACTCTGTCTGCCAGCTTCGCAACAGGCTCGTTACGCGAGTGCGCACGTTGAGCTTCAAGTGCTGCACCAATTGCCTGAGGGTCGCGGATATCTCGATGCATGTCAATCCTTCCAAGCTGTTGAGAATGAAATAAGAGGCTGGTGCGCTTTCGCAAAACCTACTGTCACACCACTTAGCTACGCTCGCCTGGGCCATTACGCATGGGCTTTGTAGCACCGTCTATCCTTACATCAGGCCAGGGCCACTAGCTCCACCGGCAAGCGATCCAGCGGGCTTGATACCCTTCACGCGATTCGTGTAGTCACCCGAACCTGCAGGGTACTCTTCCTTCGTGACACGGGCGACACATTCACGACCTTCCAGGCTCTTGAGCTTGGAAAGGTCGAAGCCCTTCGCCTTCACCTTATCCTTGTCCTCTCCGAGAGCGACGAGGAAGTTGACGAAGTTGCCTACCGTCTTCGCGTGGTTCTCGTAGTTCTTGTCGGGCAGCGGGTAGTTCGTCCAAATCGGATGATTTGCGTTCTCCTCACCCTCTGCCACACGAAGCTGCACCTTCACCATCGGCGTTCCGGCAGGAAGCTTACCGCTACCGGAAACCTCGGTCATCTCGACCTCGTACACGTTACAATTGTACGAGCCAGTGGGGAGTGCTTCGAAACCACTGGTATCAGCACCACTCAGATCAAGAATGCTCATGTCTTCTTTGTTCCTTTTCCGTTGGCGTTGTTGCCGTGAATGGCATCGAACATCAGGGGAATCGTTGGATTCTCCATGAAGTGCCCGAGGGTCGCAGTGCGATCTTTCGCGATCACCTTCTGCGTACCCGTGAATTGGATAATGCGATTGATTGCCTGCCCGTTCTCTTCTCCTTCCTCACTAGGACGTGTGTAGAGGTACCCGACAACGTCGAAGAATCCTGCAAGCTCGGTTCGCATCTTCCCCGGTAGGTTCGGATAGTAAACCACTGAGCCTGTCGAATCCTTGTAAGGGTCGACTAGCGCGGTGAGGATGGTGTTCATTGGAAGATCGCGGAAGTGCCGCACGATCTTCCGCATATGCACACCTGTCTTACCCCACTCCCTTACGTCGGGTACATCGGGGTCACGATCTGGACGACGTTGCACAAGCTCTTTCATAATGTCCGAAAGGTCAAGCTTCTGCAACTCCGTCAGAGAATCGATAACGACAGTCTTGTAGTAGCCCTTGTTGTCCGTCACCAGCTTGTTATGCACTGCGATGATCTGCTCGATAGATCGAACTTGGATCACGTCAACATCAGGTCGATGCCGCAGTGTAGTAGTTCCACCCTCAACGTCAAGGACAAGCACCGGAGACGTTTTCGGATGATCTTGCGCCGTACCTGCAAGATATGTCTTCCCGGCTCCTGGCTCGCCGAACACCAGGAGATTTAGATATTCGATTTGGTCAGGAGACATGACGCCCAAATCGTCCCTAATGCTGTCGTCAGCCACTTACCTTCCCTTCGTTATGACGTCGCGGATAGCTTCGATCGTTTCCCTTGCCAAAGGGCTTGCACTATCATCAGCAAAAGCCTCGGCAAAAGCATCGTGTCGGCCAAGTTGTACCTTTATGCTGAGGATCTGATTCTCGACGGTGGTCAAACGATTCTTCAATTCGTCTGCTGCTTCGTGAGCCTTTCGTTTCTTTCTCGTAGTAGCAGTGTGAAGCGGGCCGAGTCCATCGTGGATAATGTCGGCAAGCTTCATGGGTGATTTGGGTCGTCTCACTTCAGCCATTCTTTATCGGGCCACGCTTGATGGATAATGACGTTAAGCTCGCGGAGTGCATGTATCATGCAGCGGGGAATACCGTTCACCTTGAAGAAGGTAGACGATCCGCAACCTCTACACGCACACCGCATCGCTCTATCGAACTGGCGAAGTGGCCCGTACTGAGGAGGAACAGGATACTGCGTAGTCTCTTCGAGAAGTTCCTCGACAAGATCATCAGGGATTGCTTCAATCTTCATCGTCTTCGTCGTCGCCTTCGTCAAACTCGTTTCCGAAGGCAGTCGTGTAGGTCTTGAAGTACCTAGCAGACTCCGTGCCCAATGACTCTGCTTCCTCTTCGGTGTCAACTATCCCTTCGATCGCAAAGCTGATGTTCATGTCGGAGTTAAGTCGAATGTTATGAGCGATCTTTAGAATCATATTCCCCGCATTTCTATTCCTGGTGGTTTATCGACCTTAGGCTTCGGAGGGGGAGGAACGGCAAGTGCAATGTTGATCGGATTCCAGCGCGGCTCGCGATACGTTCTCTTCACAAGCCACAACGTACGCCATGTCCGACGCTTCACTCTCACGTAGTAGTCCGGGCGGTTTCTCTCCTCGTTCTGTAGAAACTTCTCATACGCCGTGTTAAACACGATCCTACTCATAACGCCTACCCCCACTCCATCTCACTTTCTGCCACAGACGCCGCGAACGATTTGCCAATTTCTTCTTCCATCTTGCCGCCGTTACAAGTACCTTCGTGTCCTTCGTCAAGAATGCAGATAGCGATTCCCTGCGGCCCTAGTGCAACCGGCTTCCAGCATTTCTTTCTCTTCTCGCCCATCAGCAATCCATCCCGTAGCCGGTCATTTTGTCCATCTTCTTCTCGTTTGACAGCTTCGCTTTGGCTTTGTCGATCTTCGCCTTAAACTCTGGATCGCAAGTAAAGCCCCACTCGTCCAGACTGACGATCTTTCCATCCTGGCTGTAGCCAACGAAGTTCGTGTAATGCCCCATCATGCTCGTAGGCTTCGGATCATGGCAACGCCCACAATGATAGTGGGATTCCAGTCCGATCGGTTCTTCACATATATCGCAGATAGTGTAGGTCATCATCGATCCCTACGGGATGGCTGTAGCGGCCCTTCGAACAGAAGACCGCCAACAATTACTCCGAAAGCGAATCCGGCCATGAACCAATCCAGTCCGGCGAGTGAGAGAAGTATAGCGATAAATACGGTTACGATAAACAGCGCATACTTGATCTTTTCGATCTTAGTGCTATACATTACAAATACCGTAGGTAATGTAGGTCATCGTCATCTATCGCGATTGAGTTCGTATCCGTCTGCAAGCATGCCCTTCCAATCACTGCCATCGTCTTTCGAAAGGCAAGGAGCGCGGAACTGGCATCGTGTGCAGTAGCCGAGACGAGACGGAGATTTGTAGATGCGTGGTTCATCGAGCATATCAAGCGCAACCATTCGGAGTTCTTCGCCGGTGGCTCGGATTTCGTGGACATTCCTCCTCGCAAAGTCGCGTTGGATAAACACCTTGTCGCCTTCGGCCAGAAGATACTCGTAGTACCCCTGAGCCTTAGGATCGTCGTGGAACCAATCGACAAGGCCCATGTCGCGAACCGTGTCGGAGAACATCTGCGCAGTCGTACCTTCCTTCGATCTATCAAGACTCGGGAATCCCCTAGTCGTGATTGTTGGAGGCTTGGGATACACCTTGCGCAGCGCGTTGCAAACCACGTCTTCGATGTGCTTCCAGGGAAGATCGTGAATTTCCGCTTCCGTTACTGACGCCCAGATATACGTAGAGAACTGCGGATCGTTCTCAAGAGATTCGAAGTAATCTTCGTCCACCTTGCTCGCAGTCTTATGATCGAAGATTCCATACTGGCGCTTAGGCGGTCGATCGGGCCAAAAGACAATGGCATCTCGTTTGCCTCTAGCATGGACTTCAAGAGACTTTCCGTAATTCGGTGATTCTTCCCGAAGATCAACACGCTCGAACCCAAGAGGGATAGAGAAGGTAGATTCCGCAGCCACCACTTCAAAGTCATCTTCACGGGCGGCATACTCCTTGTAGAAGGTCATCATGCCAACCCCAAGGTCTTTGAAGCCCATGAACTCTTCCTCGTCCGGCGAAGGTAGAAGATCGCGAAGACCTTGAACCTCGTACATCGCCGGCTTGGTCTTTGTAGCCTTGGAAATCAGCACCGGATTCACGTCGTACGTGTACTCTAGCTCGTCCTCCGGAATCTTTCCACCTTCCCACTGAAGCTTGAACCACGTCAGGAAGGATTCCACCGGATCGCGCTTTAGCACAGGATTGTAATAACGCTCAAGTGCGAAGTGCGCTCCGCCCCCATACCAGAGGTTTACATTGATGCCGTGATACTGCACCTTACGCCGCAAATTCGTGCGCGTAGGAGACGACCAATCCCAATACCTTCGGCATCGCTTAAAGCTCGCGATGTCCGAGGCGTGAATAGGGATAATGTCGTACTTTGAAGGCTTCTCAGGAGGGACGGCAAGCCCTGCTGGAATCTCGATCTTACCACTCACGGGGAACTCCTTTCTATCCCTTGGATAGCACCCACTCTTGGCAAAGGTGGGGATTTTAGTTGGGGCACCTATTTTAGAAGTTGTGCCCCCCTGCCTTCTGCCGTCGGTTCCCCCTACGGGCTGGATCGAAGACAGCCACGCAGGAACCCTCATCCTCGCAGGGTGGCGGCGAGATGTCAAGAGCGCCCTCCGCTGTGGAGGGGTCAGGTGTCATCTGGCCGTTGCCCGAGCCGACAACGCAATTATCTATTCTTGTCGTTATACAATCTCTTTGCTTCGTTCCATTCTTTCTCTGTGATCTTACCGTGCCTATACCAACCTCGGAATCTTTCCCAGCAAGTCCGACAGTCGCTCGTTACATTGCGAGCAAACCCCCCACAGGCAGAGCAGACTTCAAGACCTCTGTTGTTGCGTTTCTCTTGACGCCAACGAGAGTGCGCATTTATCGAGTGTTCGTCTTTCCGCTGGATCGACGTTAGTTCCAACATCAAACGACGAACTACTGATTTTTGCAGCCTCCTCTCACCACCTAGCAAACCTCTACGGATCGTTGTTGGCGACAAACCAGTACGCCTTGCGAGTTCTTGCGCTCCAATGCGGTTGGCTGCTTCTCGAAAGAATGGTGCGACTGCGTTGACTGGCACCAGACCATTGTGCGGCCCTGGAAACTTGAGCTTGTTCCAGTTGGTGCACAATCTGCATCTAGATACGAATTGCCCTTTCCTCTCACCGCTCTTGTGCGTGTAGAAATACTTGTCTGTCGCGGGAAGATACGTAGGTTCTTCGTGGGCAGGGCCAGTGCAACGCTTGTACCACCGACCGTGAATCTGCTTGTACGTGCCCCTAGCAATCTGTTCTTTGCTAGGTTTCATCTGCCACTTTATTTACAGCCCACATCGGACAGTACACATACTGAGTGCCGTCGTACATCTGCTTGACGACATACAGATCGACGTACATATCCACGACGAGGTAGCCAGGATCGTAGTCAGATTCAAAGCCACCGAATCCTGCTGAATAGTAGCCTGGGCTAGAAGCTCCGATTGCTTTACGCACTTTGCCGATGATCCACCCGAAGGAATCCTCCGGCCAAACCATGACTGTTTTGTTCGTGATCTGTCCTGCGCCAAACTTGGCCCGTGGATACTTAGCAAAGCGTTCACGCGCAAGCTCGGTGTGAAGCATCTCTCCGTATTCTTCACGGGGGTACAGACCATCGATAATCTTCCAGCCTAACGGCGCTCGAAACTCTTCCGAATTTCCAAAGATGCTGTTCTTTGTCAGTCCCTTGATAGAGGAGGGATCATCCTTGTAGCCATCTTCGTACAGCTTCTTGTAGCGAGCGACGCCTGCGCGATGAGTGAAGTGAACCCGCGTCCCGAAAGGAAGCAGTTCGAAATCAGAGGCAAGCGCAAGCGGTGGAGAGTGACGTCTCGTTTTTGTTTTCATGGCCTCAGTCCGTGAAGATTTGATTGAACCAATTTTCCTTCATGTTGTTCAAGTCTAGCACTCGCTTGTCGATTGTGGTGTTAGCGTTGATGTGGATAATCTCCACTGCGCCAATTTGCCCTGGACGCCACAACCTTGAGACTGCCTGCGAGTTTCTAGCTGGTGACCAATCTCTGTCAAGGAACACTCCGTACTGTGCTGATGACAAGTTGATCGACTCACCGCCGAGTGCAATGGTGGACATGAACACCTGATGCTTCTTCTGGGGGAACAGATCATGCCACTTCTCGTACCGAGTGCGCTCCGAATCCTTCTCCTCCATGTGGATATAGGGAATGCCAATCTTGTCGAAGCGATGAGCTAGCAGCTTGAGGGGATCTTTGAAGTTGGAGAAGACCACGACCTGCTGCCGCTCCTCTTCATCCCACTCCAAACTTTCCAGTAGCTCCATGAACGCATCCAGCTTGGATGATGGCTCTACTAGCTTGACAACTTGCACTCGCCGCTCGAGTTTTGGATCGAAGTACGAATCGACTAGCTCAGGCGTCGCAACCGAAATCTGCCGCAACCTACTAAGCTGCGAGAGAACGTTCGGACTATGGATCGGATAGCCCTGCTGGTCGAGAGCCTGAAGATCCTTGAGAATCCCCTGGTACATCTTCTTCTGCGTAGCGTTAAGCTCGACGTCGATAGAGTGGAAGATCGGTTCCTTAATGTGTGGATGCACTTCCTGCATGGTACGACGAGGACCGAGAGACTTGCGAAGTGCAATGAACTCATCCTTGGTTGCGGGGTTGAGTCCTACGATCTTCGAATACCCGTGCCAGTCAACTTCTTCCAAACAGAAGTGCTTACGGAAGCGCCAATAAGAACCGAACTTCTGGCGATCCAAGAAGTTGAGCAGCGACCAAATCTCTGCAGGCTTGTTGATGAATCCAGTACCCGTCATAAGATGACGATAGTTCATCTTCATCATCTTGATGTTGCGCGACCACTGCGTCTTACGATTCATAATCTTGTGAGCTTCGTCCAATCCTACGAATGCCCACTCCAAGCCGCCGAGAATCTCCTTCATCGGAGACTTGTTCATAAAGCAATGGTAGTGCGCGATGACAACCTTCTTGCCTTCGCCATGCAGCATGGTCTGTACGAATTCATCCAGGTCTACAGGAATGCGTACGTCGGATGGAAGCATCAACGCTTCGGCATGCTTCGTGCCAACGTTGAAGACTTGCCAATCATTCACGTCCCAGCACTTAGGGATGCAGTCGAAGTATGCACCCTTGCCAGACTTCGTAGTAACAATCAGGATATTGCCTGAATCTTCGATCACACGGTCAATCAGCCAAAGTCCTGTACTCGTCTTGAAGACGCCCATGCTTGACCAGTTCGCAGAATATGGCTTGCTGGCGAGGAACTCAATATCTTCCTCCTGCCAGTCGCGGGTTTCGTACCGCTCAAGCTCTGCGAAATGCAGTGCGGCCATCACTTACCTCCCTTCGTTATAATATCGCAGTACACGTAGTCGTTGTATTGTACTATAATGGCGTCTGAGATAGAGTCTTCGATATCGTTGTAGCTTCCACCTTTCTGCAGTAGCTCAATTACTGCGTATCTCAACTTCTTCTTGGCGTCCTTTATTTCTTGCGGCTCTCCTGGATCACGAAGTGTCATCTTATTTGTTCTCTGCGAGAGCAGCATCAATCTCGCGCTTCCAATACGGCCCGTCCGCAGCGGAATCCAAGTGATCCCATTGGCGGATACGTCGCAGTAGATTGGCTAGCTCATCCGCGCGAGCTTCCGCAGCTTCCCGCAGCATTACCTGTTCCTTAATTTCATTGAGAACTTGGCGTTCTACATTGCTCATGCCATGCCTGTTTCGATTGCTTGGCAGATTCGGCAGCCCATCGGATGCCCTTGTGTATAAATGTGGACAGCGCCATCTATCCCTACACCGTCGATTGGCGCATGCGGTTGCGCGGCTACTGCATGAAGCGCGATCTTAGCAGCCTCCGTACGTCCGGCCAGAGCGACAAGCTCGATGAGTCCTTGCCACCCATCGTTGACGATAGCGACGGTCGCGTCATCGGCTTGCGGCGGGACAAGTGGCGCGAGGTTGAGAGCATGCACGACCTTCGCTCTACTCTCCTGCACGGTGGCGGCGTTCTGTTCCGAAGTGGTCATGCCAGCAACTTTCCAAGACCATAGAGAATTAGAAACAGCCCACCGAGTAGGAGCAGGCCGGTGATAGCCAAAAGAAAAACAATTATGAGGTTCACTACCGCATCTTCTTCCCCCTCTTGGAATTTGTCCATCAGTGGATCAGTCATGCCAGACCTCCTGCATTGCTTACACTGGTGTCTCGGCTTAGAAAGACTGTGATACTTGACATGTTGAATTGCGAGGACTTGCTCTTTCGTTAGCTTGTAGCTGCCGTATGTTCTCATAGGCCATTCCGATGTGGGGGGTTGTTAGCCCCCCACATCTGTCGAAGTTTAGCCGTTGCCCATCGGGGCGCAAACGCCGTGGTACAGCTTAGTGTACTTCGGGCACTTCTTGACCTTCTTCTCGATGTACACCTTCTTGATCTTTACCTTGTACTTCACGACCACCTTGGTCTTGACCTTGACCTTCACCTTGGTCTTGACCTTGGTCACTGTCTTGGTAATCTCCCTAATCGGCGGCGTCACGATGCGATCCACATACACGATTGTAGTGGTTGTCGTATTCGGCGGCACCTTAGGATCGGTAGGTCGTGGAGCGCATTCGTCGTTAGTTCCGCCGAATGCGTCTACTCCACCATCCTTATCTGCCCCGATAAACTTACAAGGCGGATGAGACGGTGGAACTACAATCGGAACGCAAGCGCCGTTAACCAGCATGTAGCCCGGTGGAACCTCAGACTGGTTGCCCTGAAGATTCTCACAAACATCGACAGGATGCTGCGGCTCGACACAAGTTGGTCGACCGTTCTCATCCTCTGATGCGATCAAACCTTCCGGCACTGACTCTTGCACACCTACGATATTTGTACAAACGTCATCGTGTGGAGGCGTACAATGCTCCTCACAATCCTGACCGTCTGGACAACTTGGCTCTCCCTGCCCCGTATCGTAAGCGACAACAAGACTACGATTCTGGCCGTCCGCAAAAAATCCGCCGATCCCAGGAAAATCGGGAATGGCATTCACGGAAACGCTGATCGGATTCTGTCCTGTCTGTAGTCGCTCATCGACCCCCGGTGTTCCAACGTACTTGCAAACGAACACCTTATCAGGATGCTCGTAACCTGCCGTAGCTGTCTGTACTAGCCCAACTAGTGCCACGACTACTACGGCAAGCGCCGCAAGGATCTTCTTCATTGCCCCTCTATTCTTTCATCAACCATATTTCGGCACTCACTTGTGCAATTGCCTGCTTCGCCGCATTTTGCAAGCCTCTGCGTTGGTATCGTTCTTTCAATGTCCTATAGCGTCTCCTCCATGATCGACATTCTTGGGTCTTCGTGCAGAATTGGGCACCGTTACGTGCCCCGACGAGAACTGAGCCGCACGATAAACAGTGCGGACGATTGTGTTCGTAAACTTGTTGTCTCGCATTCGCAATCGAATACCCATGATGTAGCAAAATCTCGAGCGCGTTCGCATTACGAGCAAGCCACCGCTCATCCCTACATTTGGGACATAACTTACGGTGCGCCTGATCTTTTGCGAACCCCTCCCCACAGGAGAGACAGGCGACGGTGGTAACTCCTGAACATTTTGGACACCACCCTGTTACTTCATCTAGCTCATCGACTAACTCTCCGCAAGATGGACATATCTCAAGATCATGTATGTCGGCAGGGCGCACGGGATCAGTGCGGTCACCATTGCCCGTTACAGCCTCTAGCCCACGCCCTGCCAACTCTGTCAAATCAGCCTTTCACACGCTAGCCCCTAAGGGCCGGGACAACTCCATCCGTCGCCGAATCTAGCATAATGACCAAGTGCTGCGTTGTATTGGTCACGCGGCGTATGTCTTACATGCCAAGGCGGTGCCCCCATGTATGCAGCATCCGCGTTATATTCTCTCCACGAAATTCCGAACGCACTGACGAAGCTACTGTTACTGTGTTCCCAATTAAAGTGCGTCTCGCAACGGGCGACACCTTTCCAATTCCAAGGCAACCATGCATTCCAGTTGTACTGGTAGTCATTCCAGAATGCTTCCGCACGTTTGTAGACCTTACGTGCGATTGTACAACTACGCTGCCAAGGAACTTCCTTACACTTCTTCTTGTTGGGCGCGAGCAACCAGCTGTGATTATTGAAGAAGCGCATTACATTTGTACTCTGCCGAAACTTGATCGCTGCACTTTCGGACTCCTGTTTTGCACTTGCCACTTGCGTATGTCCGCTGAAGCCGGCGATGGCTAACAGCGTTAGTAACGTAGTTAGCAGCCTCAAAACATGATCCTCCTTGTTTGTTTACAAAACAGTGGAAGGGCCGCTTATGCATCTACATGTGCCCGCAGGGGGAGCGAGCATCAAGCAGAAGTTTGCAGCCCTTCCACTTTTTGCGTAGCCGTACTACGCAAACTTAGGACACGTCTTCTCCTATGACCCCTGGTACCAATTCCCACTCAGGGAAATACTTGTGAAGAGTGTCCATCATGTCTGACTTTTCTGAATACCCCTCCGAGGGCGCGATAATCTCACCGCGTGGCCCGTCAGCCAGTATGTGAAAATACCAGAGGTTGTTTGTCGTGCGAAAGTATTCGATCCTGCGCTTCGTCTTGTTGCGCTTCAGCAAGTTGCGCATTACTCTCCGATCTTCGTTAGAGCTACGCCTACCTCAGAGATGGGGGGAGACGCTAACACCTCTGATCCCACCAATTTTGCCACGTATCCCTCGGCGTAGCTCAATGGGATAGTCCGACCGACCCCTACGAATACGTCGTAGGTTACTCTTGACTACCCCATTCAACTACGGTAGTTCTAGTGTGCGCGGCCTACGGTCATACGATGAGTACCAGAAATTTACTCATCTAGCTACGAGTTTGCCGTGAATGATTCCTGGCGCATCATCCATCTTTCCTGTAGTTTGCCACTCTACAGGCACACACTAGTTCTGAAAACTACGGGATAGTGGACTATCGCAGACTTCGTCCACTATCGGGTGATTGGTGAGAGTCTTTGCATTGACCCTTTGTTCTGCGACCAAAATTGAGCTACGTTGGTTAGCAGACTTGCACATCGTCTCGCTCATGTATCTACTTATTACCGGACGATCGACCCCCGTAGCTCAATGAGCTAGAAGACATTCCTCGGTTATGGACTTACCCTATTTGGAAGGCAGTAGCCATAACTCTGTACTCGTACATCTAGCTCATTCAACTACGCAAAGTTTCAACTTTCCCCCTTGCGCGATCCTCTGAGGAGCGTACTCCCCAGGGCCGCTCCTGTCAATGCGTGGCGGCGCGTCCTGGCCGTCCGGAGCGGGGGTCAGCATCGACCTCCCCCCGCGCTCGGACGCTCGGAGAACGGCTCCTGTGGCCGTACAGAACCTACGAACTTTAGAACCCTGCATCCTTTGCCTTACCGCCCTTGCAACCGATATGCGGATACCATGCATAGGGATCAGAACCATGCCAGAAGGTCAAACCGCAATCCTCGCAAACTTGCGGAATCTTGGCACTGTATGCCGCGACTCCATGCGGTTCGTCCCGCCTGTCCTGGGACTTAACGACAACCTTGCGGGCATGCTCGGCGATTGCATCCAACGACTCACTAAAGATGATCTTCATGTTTCCTCCTGAGTGTTATCTAACTGTATGCATCGCTCACCTTCCTTTCGTTAGCCTCAAGAATGAGGGCCGGGATATACCCGGCCCCCAAACTTCAAGCTACCTTCGAAAGTTACGCGGTAGCGAGATCGTTCCGGACGAGATACACGTTCTCGTCCTTGCCGCGAACCTCGACGTTCTTTGCGGGCGAGTCCTCGTCGGCCGCAACAGCACGCTTGATCGCGGACTTCAGCGAAGCCTTGATCGAATTCGCCTTCACACCCTCGAAACCAACCTTGGTTCCGCGAATGTTGGCCTCGATGAACGATGCGAGGAACGAATCGTACTCGCCATGACCACGGCCACCACGGGTACCCTCAAGCTCATCAGCCTCGACGGGAATCATCTCAAGCGACATCTTCTTTCCTCCTGTTGTTGTAGTTGCAGCGGAAGCTGCGGTTGTATCTGTGTCTGCCTTGCTACTGCTACTTCTTGGTCTTGCCACGATGCTCCACTCCTGTTCTTTCGACTAGCTGGAGCCTTCGATCAACGTCCGAAAATGCCTTCACTACATTCATACCTCCTACGCTGGTTTCCAGTACGGACAGTCGATTCATTAGGGACACTATAGGGGATTCTGCCTCCATTGTCAAGCCCATTAGCTCATCTTCTTGCGGCTTCCGCAGGAGGACGAGCGTGGAGGGCTTGGAGCGACCCCCTCGGTCAAGCAGCGCCGCGTAGCCTCCGTCGTACAATGCTCTTGTGATGACGGAGTAGTACGTCGATGAAGCAATTGACCGAACAAGTATCGAAAGTGAACCGATGTAAAGTTGGTTGCCTTCGACTTTAACGGATTCTTCCTCCATTCTTTCGTAGACAGAGATGATGTGTTGAGCAAGCCTTGGAGACATGTGGGTTTGCATCACGCCTCTTCTGTTTTCCACCCTGCAAGGAAACAAAAGCGGCACATCTTGAAGCCATTGGCTTCTGCAACCATCGCAGTGTCGGTACCGCGAGGGTCGATGCAATCAGGGTTTTCGCATTCACCATAAGATTGCTTGGTTTCATAGAACCAATTATGGTAACTGCGCTCAAGCACCTTCGACTTGCGAGGTTTGGATTGAGGCGCTCGCATTACCTCGTCTAGCTCTTCTGGCGAAATCTCCTCCATTTCTTGACTTGCCTTCTTTACGACGTGAGTAACTTTCTCGAGCGTGTTTGCAATCTCCGCAAGTTCCTCTGAAGATAGCTCCTCCATTAGATTCCTTCCCCAAGCTTTTGAATATCGACCCAACCACAAGGTGTGTAAGTACCGTCGGTTGGGCTGTAGTGTACCTTGCCCTCTTGATAGCGAAGCTTGAAAGTTCTGCCTCTTAGCTCGACCGACTTGCTTCTTGCCTTGACTGCATCGGCCAGAGCCATGACGTCAAGAGGATCAAAGCTTGACACCCCTAAGCGGGCCTCCCAAGGTTCGGGTTTCTTGGTCATGCTCCTCCTAGTCGGTAGTGTAGCCGGTAGAAGCTTCGATCGGAGGGCCAACAATCTCAAGCACTGCGGCAGCGACTTCGTCCTCCGAGATTCCCAGCCAACTAGCAAGGGCTTCGGTAGGAATAGAGACACTTGAATAACTCACAGTGATTGTTCCCGAAGGAAGGCCCTTCTCAGTAAATCTAGCATCAAGCAGATCACTGAGAACTTTCTGCCTTGCCCGCCTCTTTCGAGTGTCGTAGGTTCGACGCTCTTCCTCAAGAAGAAGGGCAGCTTCCTCATCCTTGTAGAAAGCCCAGAAGTCCAGCAGTTCGCGGGAAGAGACTGTAGTCTCATGCCCTTCCTTGTAGTAGCTAAGGTTGTAACCTTTGCCCGGTTCGATTACCTTGATCTGGACCTCAGTCTTGCGGTTCTTGTCGTAGAGGGACTTAACCTTTCTGATGCGAGTAACTTCTACCTTGGCAGCGCCGATGGGAATGCTTCCCTTAGGACGCTTCGGAAACCAAGCGTAGAACTCGCCTACATAAAGCTCGTTGGCGTTCATAGCTCCTTCCTTAGATTCCTGCCAACTTGTCCAGCCTTGTAAGAATCAGCTCAAGCATGGATGCCTTCTTCTCTTCCTCCTGCGGGTATCCACGCGCGGAACCCTTGGTGTCGAAACTCTCTAGCATCTTGAGAAGCACGGTTGCATACTGCCCACTGATCGAAACACTCGGAGCAATAGTCTGAAGCTCCTGATCGACTAGGTTCTTGACAGCTTCGATCTGCTTTGGAAGCTCCACTCGCGCAGCCTCAAGCTCGTTGAGGGCTTCGTCGTGATCCTTGCGAAGATCGATGACTGCAAGATTGGCAGCCTGCGCCTTGTGCGTTACAGCCTTCCAATCATCGGGGTCAGTACCATCGGCACCTGCAGTCTCCGCAATCTTGCGAAAGACCTCTTCGTACTCATCGACTAGCGCAACCGCAAGGTCGTACGTTGTCTGATCCGGCCCCTCCTGTGGAGAAGTTGAAGTATCAGGCGCCTTTTCCTTCTTCTCCTTCTTCGGCGCAGACTCAGGCTTCGACCGAATCTTTGTCTCATCGATTTCTCCCCACTTCAAGCCATCGAGATGATCCATTGTTGCTTCGATCAACTCAATCGACCACAAGGAAGTGCTCTTACCCTTCTCCAACAGCGTGTAGAGAAGTTGGTAGCCTGCCTGGGGGGTCTTCCAAGCTCGAAGATTTCGCTTGGGTGCAACCTCCTCAATTGCGATACGCACGAACTCGCTTCGTGCGGTACCTGCCCTGCTAGGACTTGTGTACTTCTTGCCCTCGACGGTGGCGCGAGTCTTTGCTCGCTCGACAAGATTCTCTTCCTGCCTCTCAAGCAGAGTGCGAAGCCTTGCAATCGATGCCTTAATTCTCGGTGCGTCTTCAGCAGCCATGTTGTGTATCGCCTCTCCTGTTGCTTCACTCGTAAATGGATGATGGTCAGAATTGGGGCCTACTTTCACCCGCGTCAGGAAACTACTGTCGTCCTCCAAATCATCGATAAGAGGTACTCGTTGTCCTGCCGCTGCAGCTTGCTCTTGCGCCTTCTTCAAGGCGTCAAGATCAATCGCCGGCTTCTTCTTGTGTCCCTTTCGATTTTTCTTCTGTTCCCTCCCGAATTCAATGTGATAGCCAGCTTTCCGTAGGATGCGTCGAATGTTGAAGTGCCAGTTAAGATCCCCACCTTGCTTGTTTGCATGTCCAGAGATACCAGTGAGGACTGTTCCCGACTTCGGATCGATGATGTCCCACATCGTGTGGCTATGCTTAGAAGGATTCTTCTGGACTACAAGCCCAACCTCCTCGATCTTATCTATGACTTCGTGAAGACTAGGCACTTTTCTTACCCATCTCCTTCACCTCGATCTTGTAGATGTAGCCGTCTACGTTGACCGCGAAGAAATTCTTGCCTTCGGGCACAGCCGATGAGACACCAGGAAAGGCACGTTCGAAAACGTGCGTGACGATCTGGTTCTCACGATCAGCCTTGCGTGTGGAAAGCTCTGCCTCGCTCACGATGTCTCTCCCTTTCTGCTACTACTGATGAAGTTACAGTCGTAGCCATCGGTTCCTGCGTACTGCCAGATGCGCTTACAGGCTAGCGTAAGTTTATCACCTGGCTTCACTAGCGCGCAACGTGTGTCCTCGCATCCGAACTGTCGACCATCGGTGTACTCGACCACGAACTTCTGTTGGAAGCTATCACTGCTTCCGAGGAGTCGACTCTTGATAGAGCGAACCTCTCCAACCTTGGTCACGAACTGATGGTACTCAGCCTTGTAGGGGTAGTAGCCGACGGCGACGAATACTAGAGCTATCGCAGCAATCACCCACAAGGCGTACGCAGGAACTTTCTCGAAGGTATCGAACTCACGATTTGCACGCCACCAGAAAAATCCTCCTATCACTAGCAGGGCTATGAACAGTAGAACTAGGGGTAGGAGAACGAGAACTTCCAGTGTCCAAGTCGTATTACCTTCCATCAGCAGCCTGCCCTACGCTCGGCTGCCATCTCTGCGTACATGTCATGCAAGTCTCGCGCTTCCTCTTCCGTCATCAACTCGGAAAGATTGCGGCCTGCAAGATTAGGGCGACCGCAACCCCCACAGAGGCCGCGCTCTACCATGTTGCGCTCCATCGACATCATCACCGCTTCGCGAGATTCGTCATCGTCGTAAAAGCCCAACTCATCCAAGTCATCCTGTGTGTACACGAATGGCTCGATGTGTGAACGTGAAACCATTTCGGGCAAACGATGGTAGATATCCCAGAGCTTTGCGTTATACTCTGCGATGCCTTCGATCTGCCCACAGTGCTGACATACCTTGTCCATCAGTTTCCCTCCCACTCTTCATCTTCTGCAGTAGCGTCGTAGGCTGCATTTTGCTTGAGGCAACCATCGCACTGATACGGTTCGACTTGATCGTCTTTCATCCTTGTAAACATTCCAGGGTAGACCTTCTCCTCATCGACCAGCTCGCCAGCGCGAGTTTTCTCTAGGTCTGCATCAAGGCACTCGCCGCAGACAATCATGCCGCTACCGTCGTACTCGTAGTAGTACTCAGGATTGTGCTTTGCCATGTCCTCTCCTATCTATCGAGCTTTGCGTAGCTATCCTTACCGACAAGCTTCTCGGTTGCGAACAACTCGGAGTCTTCCGGGCCGATTGCCTTCCACTCCGCAAATTCCCACTCGACTAGCCACTCGTAGATGCTGCGTGCTAGCTCATGCGATGACATGCTATACTTCTCGCCGAACCAGATCGTGTGCTGTCGGTCGAGACTGACCAATCCATACTGGTCGACCTCGACATAGACAAACACCATCTCATCAGATTTACGACTTGTGTTGTGTGGCAACTTCACGAGATAGGTTGTCCACACTTCACTAAAAACAGGCTCGTTCTCTGCATCCCAAAGATCGATGTCAGCCATTACTCTAGTTCCTCCCAAAGTTCGCTGAGTGGGATTACATCTGGATCGGGAGAACACTGATCGAGAAATGCGTACTGATCGAAGTTGAGATTGTCAAGTTTAAACCGCTGGGCAAATTCAAGCGCAAGGTTCTCGATCGCTGTCCGCGCTCCCATCTTGTGAATCAAATCGGTATCGCTAATAGATCCTCCATCAGCCGGATAATGATTGCGTAGACGCTTCGCTACGAAGTTGTAGTGCAACTGGTGAAACTTAGGCTCTGCCATTACTCGGCCCACATTAGATCCCAGCACTCAGGGTGAGTACCAGAGATGAGGATTTCTCTCTGCTCTGCAGAAAACGAAGGCCACACTTTCTGTACGTGCGCTCCTGCGCACCATTCGTTGAATGCGTCAAGCCCAACTTCAATCATTGCCAGCTTGTTACACCACTGGCAAATTCTGGCAATATGGACTCGATCGCCAACTACCGTAACTTGCGCTCCTGGCATTCCTGGCGTTACCATACTTCGCTCCCGATGTTTGTCACGCTTCCCCTTTCGTTCACTTCCCAGATGTCTGGGTAGTAGCCTGTCTTTCGCATATGCAGGCTAATTCCTGCGAGAACTCTATCGCGTGTAACTTCTCCTTCATGGTTCGGCCAGACTTCGATCTCTTTTCCGGCATCACCATCGAATGCATGCCACTTGCCGCGATCCCAACTCAGGAAGATGTCGTATTCACTCTGCCCCCACCCATCGATGTACAACTCCTGGAAAACCTTGGCTGCTTTCTCCTCCGTATCGTACTCATCGAAGTCGACAAACCCCGACTCGCTCTCGTTGAGGAGATAATTGTCGAAGCGAGTAATTCTTCCCCAACCATCCGGCCCCATCGATTCGTCTTCTGCGCCGCTATCCATGCTCCATTCGTAGAGAATGAGCGCCTTGCCCATGCTCTCTGCGTAGTGCTGCTCGAAAGACTCTGGATCGCTAGATGAGTACTGCTGGAACTTTCCGGGGTGGTTGTTCGCTACAGCACAAGGCATGCAGCACGAAGACTCTCCGATTGTTGCAGCCTTGGTAGATACCGTCTTGTGCTTGCCTACGATGCACTCGTATACCAAGCTCATAGCACTGGCTCCCTTAGTCTTGCGGCTGACTTGATTCGAATTTCTCTGTCGGTAGCAAGATTGCGTGCTGTCCATCCGCCGAAGGGATTCTCTCGGAGAATACGCACTGTTACAATGCGACCGGAAACCTTAGCGGTGTACCTTCCACCGACAGTGATGTCTTTCTTCTTCAACTTAGTTCCTCCTCACGAATTCACCGTTGACGACGGTACCGATCAGCTTGCGACCATTCGACCTTCCGGAAGTCGATCCGCCACACAGGTAGATTTCGAAAGTGTCGTCGTCACCATCGGGATTAGCATGAATCTCTACGCCGTGATCCCAACCACGCAGCCACACAGTTAGATCGTTGGCGTACTTATCTGCCGTCGTGCTGTGTGACGAAGAACTAACCGTCGCTGCAAACCTACGCTTACCCATTTTGCCCTCACTCCTCTACCGATTCGTAAAGAACGATCATCAAGCTGCCAACCGCTAGCACACAGAAGAATGCTCCCATGCTGCCTAAGATTGCGGTCCTCCAACTGTGTTCGATTGCGACCCAGAAGAACGTAGCCATGCTAATCAGGAACGATACCAAAACTACGCCTAAGGCCATCAGCACATACACCGACCGTGCCGAAACTCTCTGGATATTCATGCGTCTCCTTTGTAGTCCCAATCTTGGACGACTCCGTACCAGTTACCATCTCCGTAATCATCGGTAACCGATCCATCGGGAAGGACGAGGTAGTAATCGCGCAGTGAGATATCGCTGCACGAAAGAATACCGCCTTCGATTTCTTCCTCTACCCATAGAACTTGGGTGGAATGGCCCATCCATCTGCAGAGCAATTTACGCTTCACGCCTTGACCTTCCAGTATTCAACTGCTGGCGCAGCCTCGGACAGCAAGCGCACCATCTCGTCCGCATCTTCCTCTGTCTGCGTGAAACCACACTGACCCTGCAAACTTCCGTGAATCCACCAGCCCTCGACTTCCATCGGGAATGTCTGCAGAAGCGGCCACAGCTTATCGATCTTCTTGTACGTGTTCTTGATGATGTCGGAGAGAATGCCTCCCTCTCGGCTAGCTGTGTATGCAGCCAGTACAATCTTGGTAACCCGCTTCGACTCGTCTGGCGTGAGACGACGCGAAGCGTAGCCCCACTTGTTATTCTCCATGAAGCCGATGAATTCTCCGCAGTCGCCAATCGTGTAGTACTCGTTTGCGAAATCTACGGAGCGCCAGAACCAGCCGATGTATGGAATGCGCTTGCCATGTCCATACGGATCACGCTCGTCGTCTCCCCACTTGTCATGTTCTGCGATGAAGTCATTCAGCGCGTTGTTGACAAGCTCATCGACAAGCTGCTTTTTAGTCCAGCCCTCATAACGGTCACACATCTTCTTCAGGGAAGTCGCCATCTAGAACTGCTCCTCTCCGTAGCCGAGATGATCGTTGCATCGATCGCAGTAGCAGTAGTTCCACGGATCGAGCTTCGGCTTGTGCCCAAAAATTCGGCAGACAAGCTCACGCATCCACATCTTCTTCATCATCGTCTACCTTTCGGTAACCATCGAACCAACCCTCGCCATGCGTGTCGTCACGCTGACACCATTCTTGCGCCTCCTCGAGAGTTTCTACTTCGTGGAGAACCTCCTGTGGGGCATTGAACGTGAACCGTACGATTTCGTACATCATCCCTCCAAGACCGCTCGTAGATAATCTTCGTCGCACGCTCTGAGAAACTTTGTGAACGTGTGAATCGCATGACCCTTGTGCTCTTCGAAAGGATATGCCACATCAACGAGTCGCTGCGTGGAACGTGTCATGCTGCCGTGATCGATAATCACTGCATGGAAGGGATAGAAAAACCAGCGCGATCCCTGATCCGCTAGCTTCTCTTCGACTTCTGCGATTGTCTTCGATCCCCGATAGTCTGTCACCCAATCTCCATCGGGAGCAAACAACACCGCCTTATACATGTCACTCGCCTGCTGTTCTGCGCAGGTAGGCGATTACCTCGTCTACAGTTTCTGCGCTATCGTTGACGGAGATAACGCCACCCTCAGGATCAACTACTGCAAGCAATTCCGGAGCGAAGGCATGGATTGTCTCGCTACCAGGATCAATCTCCCTTACGTAACGACCAGTCGTGCGACGAAGCACTCTGTAGCCAGTGTCATAGGTGTAGACTTCGTAACCCTCAGGAGGATCGGCAAAAATTGCGCCGATAACTGCGCCACCAGCACAACAACCTCCCGAACGAAGATCCTGACCCGAAAGTGGCAGCGTACGACCAAACCATGTGCGCTGACGCCACTTATCTGGATTCGCTTCCAGATAATCGGCGGCGGCAACGATGTACTTATTCATAGCTTCTTTCCTTCCTTGTCTGCAACGGTAAGCACGGCGTCTTCGATCATATCGCCGTCCAAATCATCGATGCGGCAAACCGAATACGTGTCGAACAGATAGCTGAAAACCTTGTCGTTGTCTGGCTCCCAATCATCCTTGATTCGATCATCGTTTTGCAGAGAATTGACAGTCGAAGAAACCTCACCCTCTAGATAGCCCATCAACTCCTCATGCTCACGGCGCGAGTAATCCTCCTCGTCTAGAACCGGGTAGTTTGCCAACCGCTCTGCAAACTCCAACGCGCGATAGAAGATGTTGCGAATGTTCTCGATACCAAAATCTGTGCCGCATGTGTGACAGCGCCACAGCTTGAGTCCCTTCGTCCTGTGATCGGGGTGAACCGTGATATCTGCGTTCTCCCAATCCTCACACTTGCACTGCAGCGCACGAACCATCATGGAATCTGACCAACCGACGAGCCAATGACTTGACCCTTCGACACGGTAGTCTTCGTTCAGTTCGAACTTCTCCTGGAAGCTTTCCAGAATTGTGTCGAAGTTTGAATTATCTAGATGGTCGGAATCGCGATGCCTTCCGAACGTCTGAACCCAACCTTGGTCCTGCAAGTCTGTGATCGATCCGAAGTAATCGCTCGGATGCTCACGGCCTTCTTCGACCGCATCGAAAAGATCATTCATCGGGAACCTCACTTTCCCAATCGACTACCATCGCACCAGGAAACATTTCCTGCGCTGCGAGGATTGCGTTCTCGCGTGTGTACCCTCTCTTGAAGTTATCCGGATCGTCCTCCATCAGATCGCGAGCGAATGCGATAGCAGCTACATCTTCGTAGCCGTCGTATCTACTGAGGTACTCCTCACGCAATGTCATCGACTGCTCCTGTGCGTCGTGAATGGGCACCACTCGACCTATATGCGGAGAGTCTGTCGCCTGGAAGGAAAATCAGGCTCTTACCCTCACCCCTATCGAAGACGTGCGTCTCAAGCAAAGTCTGCTCGCCACGCGCAACGAGTGGGCACTCTGGAATATCGAGGTAGTAGATCGGAGCCATTGAGAAATCGATCCACTCTCCATCCTTTAGATCGCCGAACTTCTTGCCCTTCTGATACTCGTATTCTGGTGCAGCCTCCTTGATTGCAACCGTGTACATGCAGGACAGCGTGAAGTAATCCCACACGATATCCTTACGCGCTACGTTGTTCCTGAAAACTTGCGTCTCAAGTGGCATGGCTCTCCTCTCCCATTCTCCTTTCCCATTCCCCCCAGAAGTCAGCATCTCCATCCTTGACTTCGACAATCAGGAAGTTTCCACCAAGCGTCACGTAGTCCCCGTCGTAGGCTGCTTGCAGATTATCTCGCAGTTCCTTGATTGCCTCTGCGTCGGTCATGTCCACGCCGTTACCTTCGTCGTACTCATCCGTAAACAGAACCGTGAAAGTTCTCCTCTTCATTACTTCTCTCCCTTTCGGAAGTCGACACCGATCAGCGTTGTAGGCGCCTGCATATCCTGGCGCGTACCGTTGTCGAACACAAGCGCCCTACGATTCGCGAACTGCTTGTCGACGTCGATCACATCGACTGCGAACCAGTCGTTATCCTCGCTTGTGAAGATATTGAGAAGTGCGATGCGCTTTCCCTGCGGATTCACAACCGCAATCGATCCTCCCTTTCCCTCGCCAACAACGACGGCAGTCCGAATCCACTGCCCATCGTCATGTACGCCTGTCTTCGTGAAAGCTGTCTCACTCACTTTCTTTCTCCTAGCAGCTTGATTACTTCCTGGTTGTCCAGCCACACGTTCAGCCGATCCACGATGTGATTGGTATTCGCTGCACCTAGAGCGTAGCCAATGATCCCATCCTTGTCGTCTACGATGCACGCAACCTGACCATCGAGAATCGATCCCGTTAAATCGCGCAAGTGATCTTCGATGTCGAAGTCAATTGCGTAGTACTGTGAATCACTCATAGTGCGGCCTTACCTTTGGGAAAGATTCGGCAACAGGAGAATCACTCACGTCGTACTCGAAATGCTGGGACATGTACGAGAGAACCGACGTGTACTCGTATTCCTCTTTCTCGTCTCTGCGCACGTACTCGGCGGCGTTGAGAGCGCGACAGACTTCGAATGCAACCTCCTCGTCTTCGACCATAACGAGTTTCCAATCTTCTACGGGATCGCCGGCGTTGTACCACCAGCCTCCCTCTTCCGGGCCACCATATTGCTGTGCGACCTCATACTTGTGAATGTAGTACATCACATGTACCTTTCTGCGTCCTTTCGAAGTGAACTACCTTCGGGCCACCGATGCCAAGTGCCACCACAATCGGGGCATCGAAAGAACAAACCGCCGTCGTACACTCCCCGAATCTCAACCATGATCTTGCGGCTGAAATATCGTGGCGGATCGCCCTCCTTCCATTCGCCATACATGCCTTCGCGCAAGTACGCGACTGGAATCTCTCCGGCGCGTAAGTCGCTATTGCAGTGTGGACACCGATCTTCGTCCATCTAGTTCCTCCTGCTTCGATTCTGCGCATTCTTCTGAATTGCAGCGATTTGCTCCGGAGTCGGCGGCATTTTAACCGCGTCCTCTTGAAGCTCCGCGCAGAAGATGCACAGAAAGTCTGCGTCGTTATCTTGTGCGACTTTCATACCGCTAACCGAAACCCACACAACGCTGTCACACTCGACGCAACGGTCTTGCGTTGAATCCTCTGTGTGATGCCACGACTCTGGCACACAAACAACGAACGATCCCATTTTCCTCCTTTCTTGTCTAGACTTAGGAAGCAGCCCGAAGGCTGCAACCTAAAGCTAGCTAACCGCTACTCCGATCAGGATTAGAAGTCCGACGATTAGTGCTGCCCAAACAGCTAGGCAGATAATCACCATTACTGTGTATATCGTGACTACCACGATCACGCAGTGAGAATGGGTTCGTCGCAGACCCACTCCACAATTTCCTCCGTTCGCTCAGGCCGCTCGACATACGAAGCAGGGACTACCTTCGTTCCGACGACCACGCGCTTGCACACCGCCTCACGATCGATCGTGTACTCGATACGCACGCACTCGCTGAACTTCTTGATAAGGTCGAAGTATGTGCCTGCGTGAATCTTCTCGGCCTTACCGAGAACCTTCGCAGCCTTTGCAAGCTTCTCGCGGGCAGTGAGAGGATTCTGCACATCGCTGTAACGAGTGTCATCGTGCAACCAAACATTGAGCTTCATCACTGGCTCATACTCAATCGGAAGCTCGATGTTCTGTTCGATGAAATCCGCCATTGCGCGCAAGCCTTCGACCAGTTCGCGCTGATGCTCATACTTCATCTTCTTCCTCCCTTAGCCGATGGTGTCGAGAAGTTCCTGCGTTGCAGTGTGCTGCTTTCTTGCTTCTGTCTTCTCGATAAACGTCGTGTGTGTGCCCGTGATGATTGTGGCAGCCTCATCGCGCCAATCCTTCACGATTTGAATCAGGAGGCTGTACTGGTCTGCCGTTAGCGGCGGCAGATGAACTTTTGCGCCCATTATGATGCAGGCTCCTTTCGGTTGCACTTTTCGCACTTCCCGCTGAGCTTCACATCGTGCATGCAGTAAAGCTCGTCGTACGAAATCTTCGTGTGCTGCCACCACCATGCAGTCGACTCCGATACGAACCTCCCGTTATGCCAGATTGCCTTAAGTGTCATCTCGCGTGTCTCGCTCTCGCCACTCCAAGACGTACTCACGAAGAGTGCTAGTCGCTGTTCCACGGTAAACGTAGTGGAATGCCTTTATGTCCTCGTCATAGGACAAGTCGAGAACTTGGCGATCCCGAACACTGCCGTTCTCGTTAACCTTGAGAACCGCTCTCGACATCAGATACATAGCGCGACTCCTTTCTGCCGAGAAGTAGATCGAACATGCGAAAGACTTGCTCACCTTCGCACTTGTAATCATCCCAGAGCAACGCTGTGGTGTCGTACCAATCTCCATCGCTACTCGAAACGATGAAGCCGGTAATCACAAGCAAGTTTTTCTCGTACTCCGAGATTTCATACTCCATGCCGGATTCCATCACGATGGGCATACACTCACCTCCTTTCGATCTAGAGTTAGGAAGTACCCGATTTCTCGGGTACAACCTAACGCTAGCTATGGCAGTAGCCATCCTTCTCGATGCCGAGGAAGATATTCGGCAGGTACACACCGAGGTAATCTCCACCGGAGAGATTGAGTTCCTCGGTATCCTCCCACAAACCTTGCGCCAAGACATTCTGCTGCAATGCCTCAAGCTGTGCAGGAGTCATGTTTGCGAGCGTACCCGCAGTCATCGTGATCGGAACGTGAGGCTTCATGCTACCTTCTTTCTACGTCGCAGGTCTTTCACCTTAGGATGATCTGCGAAGAACTTCTGCAGTCTCCTCTCGAAGCGTTCCTCCTGCGTGGACTTAGTCCAGTAGTACGAGTCGTGAAATACGGGACTCTGAACTATGCCAACTACACGCGCATGCTGAACAAGCAAACCCTTACGAACAGAATCGTCGTGCCATCTGTACGTGTCTGTGTATCTCTTGACCGTGCCCCAGACTTCCATCTTCACGATCACGAAATCAGCGCCGGGAGCCCACTCCTCACAATCTTTCACAGTTTTCAGGCAATGGATACCGGGACACCAGTTCCGATAGCGTGGATCGTCCCAGCGGTAGTCCCCGAAAGCACCATCGACATGCTTTACGTGATATTCGTTCTCCCTCCACACGTTGTGTCGCATTGGACTGTAAAATCTCCCGCGCTTCAGTTGCAGCACCTTGTAGACAGTGAGCGGCTTATCTTCTGGGATCGTCCGTGTGCTTGTCTGTTCCCACTCACGAAAGATGCACATTGTCTACCACAACTCGATTCGTTCGATCTTCGAATCCGTGTCCTTGTTTGCGACTAGCTGCTCGTTCGCGATGACTTCGGCCTGCCCGAAATTCAAAGCCCACCACGTTGCCGTCCACTTGTGATCGATGCGGCCTTCGTCATTACGCACGACGAAAGTCACTTCGAACTTCGTCAGTTCCTCCATTACCGTCCCTTCCTGTGGAAGATTCGCACGTAGTCGTGAATTCCCGGCCACTGCGGAATGTACTCATGCTCGACTTCGTCATACAGCCGATGCAGGAGACGCCAGAACTGACGGTCAGCATTGCAACCGCCAGAATCTTCTCCGACGTAGCAGAGGAAATCTCCACGGTGGTAGCCGAGTGCGTATGTTGCCATATCTGCTTCATATGGCGGCCAGCACAAAAAGAGATTCCATTCACGACTGTAGCTCTTGAGGACGTGTGGCGTACCCTGCAGAACTTCCGTCCATGCAGTAGCTCCCCGGTGATACCAACTTTTATTGGGGTGCTTTCCACCTGCCTCTTGATACTCGTCTAGCTCCTCTTCACTCCAGTCACTTCCATCAGGCGGGTATTGATCGTATGCGTCGATCGTCACTCCAAGCTTTCGGAGTTCATACGCCCAATATCCTGTGCCTGCGCCGATTTCCACCAGCGGTCCGTACTTTGCGATGCATTCCAACGCCGCCACAGTGGGGATCGCCCATGCATACTTCTTCACGAAGTCTTCCCGCTGCCTGTAGCTGTGCATGGAATCGTACGGATCACGCCCGACAATCTCTCTTTCCCAAAGCTCGTCGTAGTGGAAATCAAGCTCGCCGGTGTACTCTAGTTCCACTTGTTCTCCTTTCTAGAGTGACAGTGAAAGAGCCATGTGAATTCTGTCACCCGGCTCAGTCAACGGAGACACGATGTACTGCTCCTTATCGTGCCCAATCCACCGATGCGCTTGACGCTTTGCATCCTCGCGGTCATGCGCAAAGCAGAAAAAATGGATGTTTCCCATCTCCACCATGAAAAGAATGTCGTACCTCGTCACGCTCCCTCCTTTCTAGAGAAGTTCTGCGTCGAAGCGTCCACCGCACTTCGAGCAATGGTAACGGCTCAGCAACGCCGGCCGCAATCTGTAGCGCGTGAACGAATTTCCGCAGTCCACGCAATAGACGCGGTAGTTCGGTTGCGCCTGCGAATCCACTCCGCTAGCGCATCTTTCCGGCTTTGCACCAACCTCGACACACTTTGCCTTCCACACATAATCGTGCCCATGTCCTGAGCCGACAAGTGCGTGTGCAATTTCGTGCCGAATCGTGTCTTCGATTTCTGCGCGTCCGATGTGGTCGAAGTTCTTCGAGAACGCGATGATCTTCTGAGTGTGATTACACACTCCAAGCCTTCGCTGCGCACGATCCCACTGGAATTTCCAGCCCTGTGCAACAAGACCGTACTCTTCCATTAGTTCCCATGCGCGTGATTCCGTCCAGAAGAAGTCTTGATCTTGTGGATCAAGTTCGTCCATGCGCAAAGACACAATCTCCATGTCCCTCCCTTCAACCGATTTCGCGCTTCCACTCACCGTCAACTTTCACTTCGATCGTCGTGCAACCTGAATCCCAAGTTGCCCATGAAAGCACGGTGCTTTGCACTGCGCACCACTCGTCATTCAAGAGCCAACCGCCGAGATAGACGATATCGTCATCGTCCATGCAACGGAAGCGAGTCTTTTCGGTCGGGTAATCTTCAAGAGCTGGCGCATCGTCTAGGTAGTTCGAAACTTCTACGTTCGACCACTCAACGCCGATGCAGTTCAGCTCTTGATAATCACGGTCGACCTGCGCGACTATCTTTCCTTTGGGAGCCGAAAGATCCATTTCCCTCCCTTCTTAGCTGCATGTGGGACAAGTGCAGAGCATGTCCTCCGTGAGTACATCTTCGGGGCGACAGCGGATTGAATACTTCGGCCGCTTGATGGAATCTCCCGTAGCAGGATTACGCCACGAAACACCACCGCTCATCGACAGCCCGTTGTACATGTATCCCGCAACGGTAATTGCGCCGCCGATTGTCTCTGCAGGAACAAGCCGATCTTCCAACACTTTCTGACCGGACTTGATCGTGAGCCGAAGTCTCGCGCTGTGCTTCACGCGCAATCCATTCTCGACAAACAACGTGTACTCTTGCATCTTCCCTCCTTTCTATCGTTAGCTCGGTGGTGCATAGGCTTAGCAACTAGCAGGATTTGCACCCATAACCTATGCACCACCCAGCTAACGCTGGGCCTTAAAGTTACCCCTGCTTGCGAGGATTGCGAGAACCCGGCCGCGTGTACTTCTTGCCGCTGTTGTTGTGCTTCTCCAAGTGCTCGTCGTGCGCCTTCGCGCGGCGCGTGAGCTTCGCCATCGTCTTGCGGCCCTTCGTCATTTCGTTCTCCCTTCGAGCTTGATCTTTCCGTTGCTGCACACTGTGGCCGACGTCAGGATGAAAGTCTTTCCGTCGCCCGTGACAGTCGCGTGGATTCCACTCTGCGTACAGTGGACTTTGGGATGCCGCTTCTTGTATGCATACGACGGCTGCACATGCGAAGCAGCAAAGAATGCAAATCCTGCGATAACCACGCAGGCCATTGCACCTTCGATCTTGCTCTTCACCACTTCCTCCTCATCCGGCTTTCGATTGCCTCTTTTGCGTCGGGACTGATCGCGAATGCGAGCTTGAGAAGCTTCGCAGCTATCCAGAGGCGAAACAGACGCCACTTGGCGCGTACCCAAATTCGGGTGACGTTCTTGTAGTACCTTCGGTTGTAGTCACGCAGGAGATTATGCATTTCTCTCTTCCTTCGTGACGCGCAGAGTCTTGTTGTAGTACGGCTCTGCGATTTGACGCGGGCCGGTACCGGAGATTCGAAACGCGCAAGTCTCGCGGCGACCGTTCACGTTGATCGAAGAAATCTCATACACCCCATCGACAAGTTCCGGCGTATCCTCGTCGTCATACATTCCGACGCCAAGTGCCGATCCCTTGATATGTGCGCGAACGAGATTCTCTTGCACAAGAAACATCGCTTCCCTCCCTTCACACGAAGTCGGCGCGTCGGCTTGTGTAGTACTTGAGCCACTGCGCATTTACGGAATCTGTCACGTCGATGCCGTCGAGCGTTACCGACACCAAATCCCACGTCGCTGCGATGTTTCGAGTCATCGCAATGCAATCCGCGATGTACCTCGCAGGCGAGTAGGCTTGGCGCATTTTTTCGCGCCACTCCGGATCGGCAATGTCATCGAAGTCTCTGCCGTGGTAGTACACCGGCATTTCTTCGACAACATTCGGCGGGTCGTTGAAGTACGACTCATCCCAATGGCAGTTCCGTAGTTCCGCCCGCAGCATGACAGCCTTCTGCATTTTCCCTCCCTTCGTGCAGTAGTTTTAGGAATGCAGGCGCGGTGTATTTCTGCGCTTGCGCCTGCAAACCTAACGCTACTCCGCTTTTCTTTCCATCGGGTACGTGTGGAAGAAACCGTGCCGATCTTCCTCGTCCCACTTCTTCTTGCTCTCTTCCATGCAGATGCGATTCAGTTCCTCGGTTGCGAGCTTGAAGCTCTCGCTGTAATCTGCGGTGTCTTCGTAGCCACTCGCGATTGTGGGCACCGCAGCCCAATCGAAAGTCTCTGCGTCGCCGAGAATGTGGAAGTGCCCGTAGTTCTCGGAAATCGCAGTCGGCCATGCTTCGATCAACACGGCCACCGCGCGTTCGTTCGGCACCGACAGAACATCGCCATCTTTGATGTTCTCGATGCACTGCGAGGCATCGTACGCTTCGCCGCTGTCCTCGAAAATGTGAATCTTTGGCGTCATGCCGCCACCGCCTTGTAGTCTTGTGTGTTGTCCGGAATCTGGTACTCGGTGCAGAACCGCAGCATTGCATCGCGCTTCGAATCCGCGCGGTACGCTGCAACCGGAGCGCCCCAAGCCTGCCCTGCATGGATGCGGTAAATGCCGAAAATCATCAGCACTCCTCGACGTGGATTGTCACCAGCATCGGCGTTCCATCCATGCGCAGGCCGATGTATCTGCGACCGTTCTTGATGCTCGGCGTGAAGTTTGTGATATCCACGCGCGGATTGCCCCGAAACGTTGCGTCAACGAGCCTTTCGATATCGCTCGCGACTCTGTCCGGGTTCTGGCTTACCGCAACCTTCGGCGCGGTTTCCGACTCCGGAGCGGCGAAGCGCCAACCATCTGCGTTCATCTTCCCTCCCTTCGAAGTTTGTAGAGCTCACGGAAATTCGCGTTTGGCTTTCGCCGGCCACTATCTCTACCGCCGGCGCAAAGTTGCATGGAATGCAGCGGAATTTCCGAAGATTATTGCACAGTTTAGTTGCATGCGTCAAGTCAGGAAACGCATGCTGTCTGGGCTGCAAACGCCGTATATAGGGGCGGGGGGTATCCCCGCCTGGACGCTTGGCTCAATCCCTGCAGACATGCGAGATTCGGCCAAGTGCCCATAGTTTGTGACAGCCGGATTTCTTGACGAATCCGCATGAACACAGGGATTCGCGGGGGAGATATACCCGGCAAAATCGGACATCGTAACAATTTCTAGTTCTTGTAGTAGTAGTATAAGTAGTAGGTAGTAGTACTTAGTATTGTTCCTTGACTTTTCTGGCTCCGCTCGTTCTCTCTTGACACGCTATAACTATCTGACTAGACTGACGAACTAGACAGTTACTTAGCGTCAATTTCCAAGGAAAGGATGCAAATTTGCGTTGGTACGCAATAACTTGGATGGATAACGAGGGAAACGGAGTAAAACGCGAACTTTTGCGTCGGGAAGATACTCGGAAGATTTGGGAATTCATTCGCGGGCGCATAACCATGCGAAATATCCCAACCGACGCAGTCGGCGTATGGTTCTGGGAAGCGATGCCCGAAGAAACTTGGGATGATCGCTTCGACCAAGAACGTGACGCATCGCTGCATGCCGTCGAAGTTCCAGTGCAGAAGGATTTCTTCAACTTGTGAAACTTCTAATTTACTGGTACAGCGACGGAGATTTACGAACCCGGAAGTTTCTACGTCGGGAACTTATCGAAACCCCGCATGAAATCGGGGATTTCGTGATTGCATCCATGACCGAAGGTGCTATCTGGAAGCACCTTTCGACGTGGAAAGTTACCGAAGCAAAATTCGAAGAGCAACTTAGGAAGCCTCCGGCAGATTTCCCGGAGGCAACCTAAACCGCTACTTCTGCGAAGCTTCGACCTTCTCCGCAGCATGCAGCATGACCCAGCCGACGTTAGTCATCTTCGGCTGTGCCGATGCCTTGATGCACAGAACTAGTGAACCCAAAGTCATTTCGTCACCCCCTTTCCCGGAAGTCTTTTGAATGGAAATCAGCTACGCAACATTCTGCGTAGCACTAGTCGGTTGAGGCAGAACAACAGTCGCAACGGCTGTGGGGAGAAGTACCAACCCCGCAACCCGTTCGTCGCGGCTTGCATGTCTTGAATCTCGGCGGAAGAGAAGATGCAATTCTCCCGCAACAGATCGCCCTGCACTACCAGATCCAATCGCCGACGATGAAGCCGTTGACGTCGAATCTCCCGATGCACCGCCCGCCATCCTCTTCGATGTTGAGGAGCATCGTACCGTCCTCATCCATTTCGAAGGTGAGCGTTGCGTCACTCTTCTTCCAGAGCTGGATTGCATCCGCAGCAAGCGAAACTTGCTTGTCGGTAGGCTGCGGCTTGCCTTGTGTGTTGGCGGTGATAGGCACGTTCGACTCCTTCTGCGTGAAAGATTCACGCGGTCACGACACACTGTGCTGAGACGTTCCAGCGCCGATGCGATTCTGTGGCACCGCGATACGCGATTTCGAAGCAATCGCGGCATACCATGAAGTACCGGAATTGCACGTCATCCACGACGACGTACTTCGGGAACCCTTCGAGCGAATCTACCGGCGCGCAGTTCTCGCAGAATGCGCACTCTGTGTTGCTCGGCTCTGTCACTTTGACTCACCCCCTTTCATCGTTTTGGAAAGGAAAAATTTTGGCTCAAGCTAAACCAAACCCCAGATTTCGCGCTATGGCGCTGCGCCATTGCTGCGGTAGGGAGAGGGCTGCACTCGGACGTACTGCGGCGCGGCGATCTATCGCCGGCGCAAAGTGTAGGCCTGGCGCAAAGTGTACGCCGGCACGAATCTGTAGGGCTCACGCAATGTCGCAAGCCCTACAGTCGCTTGACCATTGCGGCTACAACGTCCGCCACGCTGTCGAATTCGACATCGTACAGCGCGATTACGGCTTGCCGCGAACCGTCGATAGCCACAAGTGCATCGGCGGGTAGTGCTTCGATATCCGCGCGGGTAAGGTGAGCGGCGGCCTTAGTTCGCGGCTTGCGCCGTGCGAGCTTAGGGCTTGCCGTCGGCGTAGCCGATACGCCAACCTTGCCGTCGGTCGATCCTTTGACGTCCGTCGACAGATACCTAAGCTCTTGTGTCGACGGACTACGCTTGCCGCTTGACTTGCGGCGGCTACTCCGAATCGGTTTAGGCATGGCGCGTAGCCGGTAGCGGCAACGTACAAGGCTTGCCGTTACTCCGGTAGTAGAGATACAGCGCGAAGCGACGTTGAAACGTTGCCGCTTGCGTGGCGTAGATTCGCATTGCGTCCATAGTTCTAGCTCCCTCTAGGTTGAGTGGTCGAGCTAGCTCGCATTCCGTACAGTCAAGAGAGGGAACGGCGTA